GTAAAAAGGAAAAAAGCTTTTCAGATTTATCTTTAAAGGAAATGGATCAGCTTTATACAGTAGACAAATACTTTGTTACTGAACAAATTTTCAATGTCTTAGGTCTTGATGTCATTGTTACAGATGACGTTATTGCAGGGGCATTAGATAATTTACCAGAACAGAAACGAGATATTATCCTACTCTCCTATTTTCTTGAACTATCTGACAGAGAAATAGGGGACAAGCTAAATATGTTGCGTTCAACCGTACAGTACCAAAGGACAAGAACTTTACAACAGATAAAAACTTTTATGGGGGGAGATGTCCATGAGTAAAAAGGCAGGAAAAAATAATCATCTACTTTCCTATCCGCTTATCGTATTAGCCTCTAGTGGGGATGTGGAAGCTATTAACGCCGTTCTGAAACATTATGAAGGGTATATTGCTGTACTATCTACAAGGCAGCTATACGATGAAAGTGGTAATCCGCATTTTTGTGTAGATGAAGTATTACGCCGTAGGCTAGAAACTAAGTTGATTACAAAAATTTTAACCTTTAATGTAGCTTGATAGGCAAAATCCATAGTAAGAAATATGCACCCCTTTCCATATTTCTCTCATGGTTCTATCCATACATTAGACATTTGAACATTGACAAAGAAAGCACAGAAGATAACGCTGTTGCAGTAGAAAATAAAACGGATACATTCATTTATATTGAGCCAAGGGGCTGATACGCCAAGACCTCTATTTAGGGAGAGCGAACAATATCAAACCTCAAAGCAAATATGGCAGTTTGTAGGCGATAACATATAAATGTGATAATGATACTCCCCTATAGCCACCGTCCGAGCGTTAAGAGCGTCGCAGGCAATGGGTAGGGTTTCGGCAGAATGCTGGAAGGGCAAAATCCCGTGGAGCTGTGCCAACAGCCGTCCGTTTTATTTGAAATTTAATTAAAACAGGTAGAAGGCTACCCAGCCCTCATCATTCAAAAAATAGTAATAATTATTTTAGTCCGTTGAAGATGAAAGGGGGATTTTTATGAAAGATAGGTTGATTCGATATAGTATGCAAATTGCCATGTTAGGACAACTATTGTCTTTGGCTCTTATAACAGAAAAAGAATTTACAATGATTAAAAATAGACTTATGCAAGATTATGGTGTTCTTTCAGACCTAACATCATAATCCATATGATTGTCATATATAAGATAAATTATTATACTGATTCCGTAATGATTAATAGCTGAAGGGAGGACTTTATAATGCGTGAAGTTGAAGTAATTAGGGCAAATAGAAAAATTTCTGAACGTACAGCAGGAAAAATAGATGATATTTTGCGTGTTGCCCCCTATGCAAGGGTCAGTACGGATTCAGAAGAACAGTTAAGTAGTTATAAATCACAGGTTATGTATTATAAGGACTTAGTAAATAGTCGTAAAGAATGGGTACTGGTAGATATTTATGCTGATGAGTCTATAACTGGAACTCAAGTAGCAAGGCGTGAAAATTTCCAGAGGATGATTAATGATTGTATGGATGGAAAAATCGATATGATTATTACTAAGTCCATATCAAGGTTCGCAAGAAATACTTTGGATACACTGAAATATGTACGCATGTTAAAAGAAAGAAATATTGCTGTATTTTTTGAAGAAGAAAATATAAATACAATGACAATGGATGGTGAGTTATTGCTTGTCATACTAAGTTCTGTTGCTCAGCAAGAAGTGGAAAATATTTCAGCCAATGTTAAAAAGGGATTGAAGATGAAAATGAAGCGTGGTGAACTGGTTGGGTTTGCAAGTTGCTTGGGGTATGATTATGACCCTATTGATAAGAGCATATCTATTAATGAAGCAGAGGCAGATATTGTAAGGTATATATTTGATAGATATATAGAAGGTGCTGGCGGTTATGTAATTGCAAAAGAGTTAACAAAGCTTGGATATAAAACTAAATATGGAAACAGCCAATGGCATGATACAGGGGTTCTGGGAATCATTAAAAATGAAAAATATAAAGGTGATGTCTTACAGGGCAAAACCTTTACAGTTGACCCTATTTCAAAAAGAAGACTAGATAATTATGGTGAGGAGGATCAATTCTATATAAAAAATCATCATGAGCCTATTGTTAGTGAAGAAATATTTGAAAAGGCACAAGCAATACTAAATAAAAGAGGTGCTAAGCGTCGAGGTGTTCAGAATGGAAAGCGAGAAAAATATAGTAGAAAATATGCCTTTAGTAGTATGCTAGAATGTGCCTCTTGTGGTAGCAATTTATCTAGGCGAAACTGGCATAGTGGCACTAAACATGAAAAAGTAATCTGGCAGTGTGTAACAGCTACAAAGAAAGGCAGAAAATATTGCCCTGATAGCAAGGCTATTGAAGAAAGAATTCTTGAAGATGCCTTTATAGAATCATATAAATTATTATGCTATAATAATTCTGATGTATTAGATGAACTTGTAAACAGAATGGAAAATGTTTTGAGTGATAATAACTTTCAAAAAAGATTGATTAAAATAGAAAATGAAATCCAATCCATAGAGCAAAAACGCAATAGGCTGATTGATATGCGTTTGGAAGAAGTAATAGATAAATCAACTTATGAAAAGAAATATGGCGAAATAGAATTAGTCCTAGAAGGACTTTTAGGTGAGAAAGAGCAGTTAGAGAAGTCTTCAAACGAAGATATTGATTTGGAAAAAAGAATTGAACACTTCAGGAAGGTGCTTGAGAAAAATGAAGTTTTAACAGAGTTTGATCGCTATGTATTTGAAAGTATTGTAGAGAAAGTTATTATTGGAGAGGTTGATGAGGATGGAAATACTAACCCATATAAGCTAACTTTCATCTATAAAACGGAATACTCAAATTCCATACAGAGTAAAATGCACAAGCAGATTAATAGAAAAAGGACTCAAAATGATGTGAAAGATTTGCCTTCCCATCCCTCAACCGACACACGTTGAGACGGTAGTATTGATAGAGAAGGAATAGGTTGAGATAGCTGGGTTGAGAGGGTTTTAAGTGAATATGTAGGTGTGTTTTTGTTCCCCTGGACTTAGTTTTGGGGGGATTTTTGTTAGGGGGGTCTATTGTGTACGCGAAAGTAAATTTTATTTTAAAAGAAATCATCAACTTTTGCTGTATTTTAAAACTTAAAATCTTAACAACAACCTTGTAAATTTTAATACATTTTACTGTTAAGGGACCAAAATATTTATTTGACTTTGAGGAACTAAAATTATATAATATGCATATTGACATATTACAATTTGCATATCATATGTTTAAAAAGAGAGAGGATTGCCATGATAAATACCTATAAAGAATTTATAAAAAAACAACCTAAATATGTTTGCTTTAGTAACAATGATACTGCAGAAAATGTATTTGATTTTTTATCGGATATTGAGAATATAAATAAAATGATTATATCTTGCAATAATGATAGACCAGCATTGGCTGGTTGTATTTATGATTTAGAATGCAGATATGCAAATGATAAACAATTCAATTTTCAAGATAGACATGTTAAACAATGCATTGGTAGTATGGTTAAGTTCATTTTAGAACCTTTTGGATATGAATCCCTTAAATCCAAAAGAATGCCGAAGAGCCAAACAAAATTTTTTTCTTCAGCAAAAGTATATAGTTTCAATAAAGATAAAGCAGAGTTGACTATTATTAACAACTTAAGAATTGAGGTAATAAATAATGAAAAATAAGGATATTGTTGCAGTTAGTTTGTTTTCAGGAGCCGGAGGTTTTGATATAGGTTCGTTTATGGCTGGTGTGGAAGTTATATCAGCAATAGATATTGATGAGGATTGCATTAAGACATTGAAAGCGAATGAGTTATTTAAAGGTACAGAGATCATATGTGGTGATTTACATAAATATGAAAGTTCTTACTTTCAGGGAATTTTAGATAAACACGAATATGATAAATTTATATTAATTGGCGGTGCCCCTTGTCAACCATTTTCAAAAATGGGTTATTGGGTTGGAAATGATACTAGAAAAGGAATAAATGATCCAAGGGCATTATTAGTAAACGAGTACTTAAGAGTATTACAGGATTTACAACCTGATGGATTTGTGTTTGAAAATGTAGAGAGTTTATTGCATCCAACAAATAAAGTTATTGTTGATGAATTCGTTTCAATTATAGAAGGTGAAGGATATAAATATAAAATAATTAAGGCTAATGCATTAAACTATGGAGTGCCCCAAAAAAGAAAAAGGCTATTTATTATTGGAACAAAAGGGGAATTTAAAACTGAAGAACCTAAGAAAACACACGCAGCAACACAAAAAGAAAAAGAAGAACTAGGTCTTCTAGACCCTATAAATGTAGGAGAAGTAATGAGTGAATATGATGTTCCGGAATATTTTGAGCCTGAAGAAACAGTTGAAGGGGGTACCTATGAAAATGAATTAAAAGAAGTACCACCTGGAAAGAATTATAAAATGTTGACCGCGTGGGCAGGACATCCTAATCCTAAGTTTGTAGCAGATAAGCGGTTTTGGAATTTTCTATTAAAATTATCACCAGATAAACCTTCTTGGACTATTACGGCTCAACCAGGACCTTGGGTAGGACCTTTTCATTGGAATTCTAGGAGGCTAAGGGTTCCAGAAATAGCAGCTATTCAAACTTTTCCTAAGGATTATAAATTTATAGGAAGTCGAAGATCTATTCAAATGCAAATTGGTAATGCTGTTCCTCCATTGATGGCTAGAGCAATGATAGAGTTTGTTAAAGAAAGCTTAGAATAATTACTTTTAGATGAGAGGTTGATATAATGATTAATGTAGTAAGTATATATTCTGGTGGTGGTGGAATAGACCTAGGTTTTGAAAAAGCTGGATTTAATATTATCTATTCAACAGATATATGGGATGTCGCTTGTGAAACTTTAAAGAAACATGATAGAAACAGGATTATAGAATGTAAGGATGTACGTGAAGTTGACTTTACGGATATCCCAAAGAGAGCAAATGTAAAAGAAGTAGATATACTAGCAGGTGGGCCACCCTGCCCTGCATATTCCAAATCAAGGTTTTATTTAACAGATAAAAAAAGAGCATTAGAAGATGAGAACTCTTTTACACTATATAATTATTTTAGAGCACTAGAAGAATTAAATCCAAAAATATTCTTTTTTGAAAATGTGAATGGTTTTGTATTCAAGCCTCATAGGGCTGCATTGGATTTATTAATAGAAAAATCTGAAGAGTTGAATTATGAGATTAGTTATAAAGTTTTAAATAGTGCAGATTATGGAGTACCACAGACTAGACAAAGATTTATTTGCGTTGGTGTAAGGAAGGATTTTGGTGAAAAGTTCGTTTTTCCTAAAGAAACTCATTATGACCCAGAAAAATTTGATGTAGATTTACATGAGGGCATGAAACCTTGGGTTAACTGTGGTGAGGCTATAGGTGATTTGGATATTGACTTGCCAGAGGATAGGGACATGCAGGCAGGTTCTAAGCACAAAGACTTGTTAAAGTTAGTTCCTCCAGGGGATAACTATTTGTATTTTACTGAAGAGAGAGGTTATCCTAATCCTATTTTCAAGTGGAGATCAAGGTATTGGTCATTTTTATTGAAGCTATCACCAGCTAGACCATCATGGACTATTCAGGCAAGTTTTTCTAATAACATGGGTCCTTTTCATTGGAAAAATAGATTTTTAAGAATCTCAGAAATCAAGAGAATCCAAACATTTGATGATGATTATGAATTGTGTGGAGATTTTAAGGAACAATGGAGACAAATAGGTAATGCAGTACCCCCTTTGTTGGTATATAATATAGCTAAAGAAATAAAAATGCAATATTATAAATAAAGTCTGTTAACGAGGGGGAGAAGCATGAAAACAATATTGGAAAATATATTTAATATATTTGGGAATACAGCAAGTGTGGAAAATATTGAAGGTAATTCTGAACTTTTTGAAGTTAATAGTAGCACACATGGAATAATAACTGTGTGTGCAAAAGAACTAACATTTGGAGGTAGAGAAAACCTTGCTTATGAGCAACGTGTTCAAATAAAAGGTACATCAAATAATTACGCATTTACTAAACTGAGTCAGGGTGAAAAGGCAGTTTTATTAGGTATCGCAACTAATAGTGAAGGTGATATAGTAATTTGCGCTTGGAAATTAAAGCATTCTACTGCAAGCAATACGTTATCAAAACAAATAAAGGAGGAGACGATAGAAAAGGCATTATTAGAAGGATTTGCACAACAGGCGATACGAAACGGGGAATTTGTATGTGCTTTTAGAAAAGAACTTTTATTTTTTTATCTTAGTAACAGCGATTGGATTCATGATGCAACAGTAGATGACTTAAATAACCATATAATTCAAGAAACAGAAGAAAATTATATCACTGATGAAGAAGAAAGGCTAGTAGGTGGTAGTAATATCTTATTATATGGAGTACCTGGGTCTGGAAAGAGTTATACTATAGAGAATTATTATTGTAATGATTTTAGTTTAATGGAACGTGTGGTTTTCCATCCTGACTATATGAATACAGATTTTGTAGGACAAATTCTACCGACAGTAAGAGGTGAAGGTGATGAAAAAGAAATAACCTATGATTTTACACCAGGACCGTTTACTAGAGTATTAAAGAAGGCAATCAAAAATCCTAACAAACACTTCTACTTAGTTATTGAAGAAATTAATAGAGGGAATGCACCTGCAATTTTTGGAGAGATATTCCAACTATTGGATAGAGAGTTTGATGGTACAAGTTCCTATAAGATAACTAATTATAATATAGCAAATGTAGTTTTTGGAAAAAAAGAAACTCCAATTTTTATTCCATCAAACCTAAGTATTTTAGCAACAATGAATACAGCGGATCAAAATGTTTTTACTTTAGATACAGCATTTCAAAGAAGATGGAATATGAAAATTATAGAAAATGATGTAACAAAAGCAAAGCATGCAGGGAAAAATATTTTAGATACATCCGTAACTTGGGGGAAATTTAATACAGTTGTTAATGAACAAATAATTACTAGCGGAGCAACTACATTATCATCAGAGGATAAGAGATTAGGGGCATATTTTGTTACAGAAGATGTTCTTAAATATTATTCTTTAGAAGAAAATAAAAGTGAAATAGCTGAGAGATATGATATAGAACTAGATGAGACTGTAAAATTGGAGAAAAAAATTGAAGACTTAAATTCTAGATTTGGAGATAAAATTATTAAGTATCTCTGGGATGATGCATTTAAATTTAGTAGAGATGATTTATTTGAGTCTAGTTACAAAAGCTTAGAAAAGGTACTTGAAGACTTTGGCAGATATGAGGGGGATAGGAAATTTGATATCTTTAATCAAGATATCAAAGATAATTTATTTGAAAAGGAAGAATTTGAGGGAGTTAAAGATGAGTAATGAGTTTATAGAAGTTAACTTATCTAGACCTTTAAATGAATATTGTAAGAATGCTACTAATCGAGAAGGGGATACCTTTGTTGGAGTTAAATCTCAAATAATAGGGGATAAGCATGAAGTAAATGTATACTTTCCAATTGGGTATAAGATATCAGAAAAAGAAGAAGCTGTAAGGGATGAAATTGTAGACTTAATCAGTGTACTTCAAGCGTATAATGACAATCAATCGAGAGTATCTCAAATTACTTCAAATCAAGTTTTAAAAACTGTAAGATTTCCAGTACAAGCATACTTTAGAGTAATGCACCATTATTTGCAAAATGATTATTATAAAGAGAATGAAGAAGTGTATGTACCTGGTACATCTGGACCTGTTAGCATGAAAGTAACCATTAATAAGATTCAACCTATCGTCCAAAAGGCTGGTTTTGTATTCCCTAATTTAATGGTTCGAAAAAACAATGATACAGACAAGCATCTAATAACTGAAATTAACAAGTACTGTGTTTATGAAAGTTTTATAAAACTAGGTTGGATTTATAAATACAAGCTTCCTAAGCCTGCAGAGGTTAGAAATCCAAATCTTAAAATGTATAGAAGTATACTTCAACAAAAGTTACAACAAGCTAATAATGATACTTTGAAAGAACTGTTCCAAAGTATGCTAGCAATAATTGACTTTAGGAATAATGCAGATAATCCAGAAGAGTTTTATTTTGGAACCAACAATTTTGAATACATATGGGAAAAACTAATAGATGAAACTTATGGAGTAGGTAATAAGAATTATTATTTCCCAAAAACTAGCTGGAGACTAAACTATGGTGAAAGATATAATCCAGCTCTAGAGCCAGATACTATTATGCTCACTGATAGTCATATGTGTGTTTTAGATGCAAAGTACTTTAAATATGGAGTATCGGGGAAGCATAGTGATTTGCCAAAATCAACTGATATAAACAAGCAGATAACTTATGCTGAATATATAGCTGAAAACAATAAGTTTGAAAAAGAGCGTGAAGAAGGTAAGAATGTATTAAATGCCTTCCTTATGCCTTTTAGTAAAACTAATAATATTTTTGGAACTAATGACAATTACTTCTCTGTGGGAGAGGCAGTAGCAGAATGGAAACATTCTACTAAGGATTATGAGCGAGTTCAAGGTATACTTGTTGATGTGAAAACGTTAATAGCTAACTCTACTAGGCCTAATAGACAAGAGATTAAGAGTTTGTCCAAAGCTATAGAAGAAAGCCTAAGAAAGAATAAAGAAATGGAGAGTGAAAGATGATAATTATCTATCACTCTCCATTTTTATATCTATATCTTCTTTGTGAAACTGCATTAGTACAATAAACACAGCAATATTTTTTTATTGAATTAGTCTTAGATACCAAAAAAAATTGACCACAGTTTTCATTTTTACATGCTCTATATGATACCTGTTTAGAATCTAAATAGAATAATGAAAGGTACATAGCTGACAGTAAAGAGGGCAAGTTCCAGTTGGGTTGCATAGTTTCCACGTTATAAACAGGTCTTATCTTAGCTAAATGATAATTAATTTCTCTTTCAATTAGAAACTTTGATATTTTAAATAAAGCATCATGTAAATATGTATTTTCTGCGGATTGAATCTTATCATAAACTTCATCTGAAAAAGTCATATCTAAAGATATCAAGTCAAGACTTAATATAGAAATCTGTTGTACAAAATGAAATAAAAACTCAATAGCTATTTCTTCATCCTTAGTAAAAATAGAATTTTTTATTACATAGGCTTTGATAATTTGCTTTATAAAATCCATGTATGGATTGTCATCTTCCAGTACCATATCATAATTACTTATTACGAAGTCATACTTTCCGCTTTCTAAAAGGGAGTCTTTACATCTATATGCTATATCTTTTCCACCATCATCTCTTTGTAAATGAACTATATTCCCCCCTTCTATAAGATTTATCTTAGTGGCACTTTTTATATTTTCTAAAAATGAATTGTGAATAGATTCATATACAGTTTCATCGTTAATTTTTATTACTCGATCTTGTTTAAGTAGTAAAAACAGTGCTGAATCTAAGAGTTTCTTGTAATTGACACGACTTGATTCTTGGGCATTTAATAAATTAATTAATGCTTCAAGATTATCTTTTAAGTACATTATATCTTCTATATTTACATTAACATATTGATTATATCCACTTAAATCAAATAAAAATCCATACTTATTAAAGAACGACATGACCGAGTTTATGTCGTTTTTTTCTATGCCTAAAAACTCACCTAAAATATTGTTTTTGTCATTGACCCTTTGCCTTCTTATTTCTTTTAAACCTTCACCAAAGATGTAAGCAGCTCTATAGTTTTTTGAAACATCATTCCTAACTACAAGACTCTTGGATTTATTTCCAGTGTTTAAGTTAACAACCTCATTGTAGTCAGTGTTGCATTTGCAGCTTTCAAAAACAAAAGCACTCTTAAAAGTATCAGAACTAGTCATGAACACACCCTCTCAAATAATAATTAGTAAATATAAAAAAGTTAATTACCCTTTCCATATTATACCACGAATTATTAACATAAGTAATTACAAAAAAAATAAATAATGAGATATTGAGGATATTCTAATTGTCGTTGAAAAAATGAGAAAATATATTCAGAAAGAAAGCTAGTGGGACATTTATCTAGTTATTTTTCTAAGACAAGGGGGCTATTTGTCTCCAGAAAAAATATCAAATGCCTGACTTGCAATAGGGCAAAGGATACATATTGTTACACACTGTTCATAGGAACAGTTGTGTAGCAATAGAAGTACCCTTACCTTATTGCGTTTATTTTTAGGGTCTGTGTACTTCTTTATAGGCACAGACCTATTTTTGTATCCTTTGCCACCAGTGCAATCTGGTGGAAAGGGGATTTTTTATGTTTAGAAAACATAAGACAAGCAAAAAGAACAGAATCAACTACGTTTACTACGGTGCAGATGGCTGTAAGACAGTTTTAAAACCAGGGGAAGATGGTGTAACTGAAGCGATAATAGAAACTCTACATCAACTTGATGATGAAGCTTATGACATAAATAGAAAAGAAACCAGAAGACATGAAAGCATTGATGGTTTAAACGATAAGGCAGAAATGTTTATAGATCCTAATGCTGATATCGAAGAGAAAGTCTTATCAGACTTAGAATGTGAAGTTACTAAAAAAGTGGTACAAGATGTTTTGCTGGAGTTAAAACCCCAACAGAGAGATTTAATACAAAAGCTATATCTTTCAGATAAACCTATGAGTCAGGCAGAATATGCTCGAGAACTTGGGATTGAAGAGTCTAGTGTTTCACAGAAAGCATGGAGAGCAAGAATTAAAATTAGGAAGATTATAGAAAATAAAAATATTTTTTAGAAAAGTGTAGAGGTCACCCTTTTCTTAAGGCTTATACATAGAGGGACAAAATTCTTAAGAAAGTTGAGGTGACGAAAATGCTAAAACATCAAGTAGAAATAAATGTATCTGATATCAAAGGCAATAAAGTAAATGTTTTAAAAGGCGGAGATATAAAAATCCGTGATAGGCTCTTAAATTTACTACTAGGTAAGCAGCAGAAACTTCTAGTATTAGTACCAAGTGAAATAGTGGAGTCAGTATCTATAAAGGAGGTAGTAAAAGATGAATAGTTTAATAGTGGTAGATTACAGTAATGAAAGACCTACTGTATCAGCTAGGGCATTACATGAATTTCTAGAGGTGAAAACAAAATATGTGGATTGGTTTAACAGAATGAAAGAGTATGGTTTTACAGAAGGAATTGATTATGTATTGCTTACTCAAAAAAGAGAAACCAATAATTTTAAAAATCCATTAACAGAATATATGGATCACCAAATAACAATCCAAATGGCAAAAGAACTATGTATGATTCAAAGAACTGAAAAAGGAAAGCAAGCTAGACTATATTTCATAAGTATTGAAGAAGCATGGAATACACCAGAGATGGTAATGTCAAGGGCACTTAAGATGGCAGAAAGCCAAATTGCATCGCTTAAGATTGCCAACTCAAGATTAAGTGTAGATAACGCAATAATGCTTCCTAAAGCAGAATACTTCGATGAGCTAGTCGATAGAAATCTTCTTACTAGCTTTAGAGATACAGCCAAAGCATTAAAAGTAGGAGAAAGAAAGTTTATAAGCTTCCTACTAGATAAGAAGTTTATCTATCGTGACAAGAAAGGAAAACTTCAACCTTATGCTGATAAGAATAATGGTCTGTTTGAAATAAAGGAAACTATGAATGAGAAAACTGGATGGGTTGGGACACAGACACTTATTACTCCAAAGGGTAGGGAAACATTTAGACTTCTAATTTCAACACTGAAGGAGGAGAGTGCCTAATGAGTAGAATTAAAATAGCTTTAGAAGTAGTAAATGATTTAAGGAGTTTAGCAAATAGCATTGAAGATTTAGTTAAGGTAGTAGAGACTAATGAAACTAAACCGGTTGAGACTAAAGTAGAACTCCCTACATTAGAAGAGGTAAGACACCGTCTTGCCCTACTATCCCAATCGGGAAAACAGCCTGAGGTGAAAGCACTAATCACCAAATATGGAGCTAGAAAGTTAAGTGAAATACCAAAGGAAAAGTATCCAGACTTATTAAGAGATGCAGAGGAAATACAATGAGAAAACATGCTATACTTTCAGCCTCAGGAGCACATAGATGGCTTGAGTGTACCCCCTCAGCAAGATTGGAGGAAGATATAGCTGAAAAAACTTCTGTCTATGCTGAGGAAGGAACATTCATGCATGAGTTAGCAGAACTACATCTAAGTTTATATTTGAATAGATTATCTAAGCTTAAGTTTAATAAAAAGCTTAAAGAAATGAAACAAAACGAGTTTTATACTGAAGAGATTGAAAATGCAGTACAAGCCTATGTAGACATAGTAGTAGAAAGGATTAATGAAGCTAGTAAAGATTCCTTGATTCTTTTAGAGGAGCAGGTGGACTTTTCTTCGTGGGTACCAGAAGGATTTGGGACCAGTGACGTACTCATAATTTCAAATAATACTATTGAGGTAATAGACCTAAAAGGTGGACGAGGAGTTAAGGTTGACGCACATGATAACCCTCAAATGAGACTTTATGCACTAGGAGCAGTTAATGGATTTGGAATCCTCTATGACATAGACAAAATCATAATGACCATTATCCAACCAAGGCTTGATAGCATTTCAACAGATGAGATTTCACTAGATGAACTTTTAGAATGGGGAGAAATGATTGTCAAACCAAAGGCGGAAATGGCTTTTAAAGGTGAAGGAGAATATAAAGCTTCAGATCATTGTAGATTTTGTGGAGTTAAAGCTATATGTAGAGCAAGGGCAGATGAAAACTTAAAATTGGCTTGTCTAGATTTTAAATCTCCACCACTTCTCACAGATGAGGAGATATCAGAAGTTCTTTTAACAGTTGATGAACTAAAAAAATGGGCATCAGATGTGGAAGATTACGCTTTTAATAAAGCCATAAAAGAAGGGAAAAAGTGGCCTGGTATGAAGTTAGTTGAAGGTAGGAGAAGTAGAAGATATAGAAGTGAGGAAGAAGTAGCAAAGAAGTTGTTAGATGCTGGATATGAAGAAGAAATGATATTTTCTAAATCTCTTCTAAGTCTTACAAAGCTTGAGAAGGAATTAGGGAAAAAAGAATTTGAAGAGATTTTAGGTTCTTTAATAGATGTGCCACCTGGGAAAATTCAGCTAGTCCCTGAAGCAGACAAAAGACCAGAGATACAAAGTAGTGCTGAAATAGATTTTAAAAACTAAAAGGAGAGTAGATAAAATGACTAAAGTTATAACAGGTAAAGTGAGAATGTCTTATGCAAATGTATTTGAACCAAAGAGTATCAACGGAAGTGACCCTAAATATTCAGTGAGCTTAATCATTCCTAAGAGTGACAAGGCTACTATAGAAAAAATTAAAGCAGCTATTGAATTAGCTAAGAAAGAAGGAGTAACAAAACTAGGCGGAAAGATACCTGCCAATTTAAAAACCCCTCTTCGTGATGGAGATATAGACCGAGCAGATGATGAAGCTTATTCTAACAGCTACTTTATTAATGCAAATAGTACAGTTAGACCAGGAATAGTTGATGAGAATCTACAGCAAATCATAGATACAACAGAGTTTTATTCAGGTTGTTATGGCAGGGCTTCAATAGTGTTTTATGCATACAATGCGAATGGAAATAAGGGGATAGCCTGTGGACTACAAAACCTTCAAAAATTAGAGGATGGAGAGCCACTTGGTGGAAGATCTCGTGCAGAGGATGACTTTGGTACAGAGGACATTTTAGGATAAAAACTATGAAGATTCTAGCAATAGATATTGAAACATTCAGTAGTGTAGACCTCACGAAATGTGGGGTCTATAAATACACAGAATCTGAGGATTTTGAAATACTTCTATTTGCATATGCATTTGGAGACGATGAAGTAAGAGTTATAGATTTATCACAAGGTGAAGAGATACCTAAGGAAGTAATACAAGCTTTATCCAATCCCAAAGTTATAAAATCAGCGTTTAATGCACAATTTGAGAGAACTTGCTTAGCAAAATATTTTAATAAAGAAATGGCAGCTAGTGAATGGAGATGTTCACAAGTACATTCTTTAGCTCTAGGTCTTCCTGGAAGCCTTGAGAATGTAGCTAAATGTTTAAACCTAGAAACTCAAAAGATGGATGAAGGAAAGGCTCTAATTAGATACTTTTCAATTCCATGTAAACCAACTAAATCAAATGGTGGTAGAACCAGAAATTTTCCTCACCATGATATTGATAGATGGAATCTGTTTAAGAAGTATTGTAAAAGAGATGTGGAAGTTGAAAGAGAAGTTAGGAAGAAAATAGAGAGTTATCCAATGGAAGAGAAAGAGTTAAAACTATGGTTCTTGGACCAAAGGATAAACAGCTATGGAGTAAAGATAGATAGGGAGTTAGTCAATAACGCTGTTCTTTGTGATGAGTTGTATCAAAAAGGACTATTAGAAGAAGCCTTATATTTAACAAAGCTAGAAAACCCCAATAGTCCTCAACAATTGAAAGATTGGCTTGAAGATAAGGGTGTAGAAGTAGATAGCTTATCTAAAGAGATAGTATCTGATCTATTAAAAGAAGTTGAGGATACAGATGTAAGAAGAGTATTAGAGCTTAGACAAGAGATGTCAAAGACTTCTGTAAAAAAATATGAAGCAATGGATAGAGCAGTATGTAGAGACAGTAGGATAAAGGGTTTACTTCAGTTTTATGGTGCAATAACTGGAAGATGGGCTGGAAGACTTGTTCAAGTTCAAAATATTCCAAGAAACTCTATGAATGATTTGGACTTAGCAAGAAGTCTCTTATTAAAAGGAGAATATGAAATTTTAGAAATACTATTTGACTCAGTTCCAGATGTTTTATCACAACTAATAAGAACAGCCTTCATACCATCAGATAATAGTAGGTTTATCATATCGGACTTTTCAGCTATTGAAGCTAGGGTTATAGCTTGGCTTGCAGGTGAAAGTTGGAGAATCAATGTTTTCAATAGTCATGGAAAGATATATGAGGCTTCAGCTGCAGAAATGTTCAAAGTACCTATAGGGGAAATAACAAAGGATAGTCCCTTAAGGCAAAAAGGAAAAATATCAGAACTTGCTTTAGGATATGGAGGTAGTGTTGGAGCACTTAAAGCAATGGGAGCGATAAACATGGGGCTTAATGAAGAAGAGTTAAAACCCCTAGTTGATACTTGGAGAAGATCCAACCCTAATATAGTTAAGCTATGGTGGGATATTGAAGATGCTGCAATTAGAGCAATTAGAGATAGAAAAACTGTAAATATGCAGTACGGTCTTAAGTTTTCTTATAGAAGTGGGATTCTTTTTATTACTCTACCATCTGGGAGAAGTCTAGCTTATATAAGACCAAGAATTGAAATCGATGAGAGGTTTAATAAAGATAAATTAACTTATGAAGGAACAGAGCCTGGAACTAGAAAATGGGGAAGGGTGGACACCTATGGAGGAAAAATAACGGAAAACATAATACAAGCAGTCGCTCGTGATTGTTTAGCAGAGTCAATGATAAGACTTGATAAAGCAGGTTACAAGATAGCTTTTCATGTCCATGATGAAGTAGTTCTAGATGTTCCTAAGAACTTTGGATCTTTGGAAGAAGTAGAAGAAATTATGGGTGAGAGTATAGCCTGGGCTCCTGGACTTCCATTAGGTGCTGAAGCTTTTGAAAGTAATTACTATAAAAAGGATTAGGAGGACTAACTAATGCAAAGCAAACCATTTATATATATTTGTTCACCTCTAAAAGGTGATATTGAAAGAAATATCAAGAAGGCTATAGGCTATTCAAGATTTGCCTATATAAAAGGTGGCATCCCCTTAGCACCTCATGCAATATTTACTACATTTCTTGATGATGAAATATTAGATGAAAGAAATGCAGGGATTGATATGGGCATAGCACTTCTTACAAAGTGTGACGAGATATGGGTCTTTGGAGAAAGAATATCAGGTGGCATGCAGGCTGAGATTGCTGTCGCTAAAGCATTGAATATTGATATTAAAAGGTTCAATGAGATGGGTGAGCCTATAGATGAATAAAGAAGTTAAGATTTTTATTATTGAACTAAGGAAATACAAAGATAGTTTATCAAAACAATTAATTAAGACCCTAAGAGGGCAAGCATTATCAGGAGATTTAGCAGGAGCTAGAAAAGGACTTAATAGAATTCTGGGTAAGGAGTAGATGTGTATGATAGAGCCTAGAGAAGCACAGAGCAAACTAAAACACGACTCTCTACTAACAATAGCTACGGGTAGAAGTAGGAAAGAAATTAACTGGAAAAACAAAGAGATACTGTGGTCTGATTTAGTTAAGAAGTTAAGTGAAACCTACAGAACAAGTGAGACCTATGCTGAATATAAGATGTCGAGCAAAGCAAGCAGAGATGAAATAAAGGATATCGGTGGATTTGTAGGTGGTACTTTAAAAGAAGGTAGAAGGAAAGTCAATAATGTGGTTTGGAGACAAATCATAACCCTTGATGCAGATTTTGTTAAGGGAGATTTATGGGCAGCAGTAGAGAGTATCTTTGGATATGGGTGTGTAATGTATTCCACGCACTCTCATACTCCTACAAAACCTAGGCTGAGACTAGTGATTCCCCTTAATAGACCAATATCCCCTGATGAATACGGTGCTGTATCAAGAAAAATTGCAGAGGACCTAGGAATAGATTTCTTTGATGACACAACCTACGAACCACATAGATTAATGTATTGGCCCTCTACATCCAAAGATGGGGAATATGTATTTAAAGTTTTAGATGAAGAATGGCTCAATCCTGAAGAAGTCTTAAATAGATATACAGATTGGAGAGATTCGTCCTATTGGCCTGAGTCCTCAAGAACCAAGGTTGAAAGAAAAAGGCAGGCTGAAAGACAAGGAGACCCTAGAGAGAAAAATGGAATAATAGGTGCATTTTGTAGAACCTATACTGTTACCGATGTAATAGAGAAGTATTTAAAAGATGTGTATTCGCCTTGTGATGATCCTAATAGGTACACATATGTTGAGGGAAGTTCAGCTGGAGGACTTGTAATATATCAAAATGGAGATTTTGCATATTCTCATCATGGAACTGATCCTATCTCAGGGAAATTATGTAATGCTTTTGATTTAGTGAGGCTTCATAAATTCGGTGACTTAGACACTGATGCTAAGGAAGGTACTCCTATTGTAAAGATGCCGTCATACATGGCAATGCAAGATTTTGCTACTAAAGATATTGAAGTAAAAAAGCTAATAGCTACTGAAAGAATTGGCGCAGCGAATGAGGATTTTGGTGGGGAAGTAGATTGGCAAGCTAGTTTAGAAATAGATAACAGAGGAGAGTTAAAAAATACTCTTACTAATATGATTTTAATATTAAGACATGATCCAAATTTAAAAGGAGTTTTCTATAATGAACTAAGAGAAAGTATAGATGTTGATGGAGAATTAAAGTGGAAGAAGTTTAAAAGTGGATGGAATAAGACAGATGAAGCATCCTTGGCTGGATATATAGATTTGAATTATAAACTCTATTCTCCAGGAAAGCTTAAGGAAGCAATACTAAAAGTAGCAGTTGAAAGATCACGTCATCCTATAAAGGACTTTTTAAAGGGACTACCCAATTGGGATGGAGTTAGAAGGGTTGATGAATTATTAGTTAGGTATTTAGGTGCTGAAGATAACATCTATACTAGGGAAGTAACAAGAAAGACATTAGTTGCAGCTATTTCAAGAATATATAATCCTGGAATTAAATTTGATACTACATTGGTTTTAGTAGGAAAACAAGGGATAGGAAAAAGTACTATCTTTGCAAAACTAGGTGGTAAGTTCTTCAGTGATTCTCTTGCTATATCAGATATGAAAGATAAGACAGCAGCAGAGAAACTTCAAGGCTATTGGATAATAGAAATGGGAGAGTTAGCAGGTATTAGAAAAGTAGATGAGGATACTTTGAAGTCTTTTCTTACTAGAGCAGATGATAAGTTTAGAGCGAGTTATGGTTATACAGTAGAAGATCATCCAAGACAGTGTATAATTGTTGGAACAACTAATCAGGAAGCTGGATTTTTAAGAGATATTACTGGTGGGAGAAGGTTTTGGCCAGTGAATGTATCAGGAGAAACTAAAGACAAGCCATGGGAAATAAAAGATGTAGACCAAATTTGGGCTGAAGTACTTCTTTATTATGAAAAAGGTGAAAGGCTTACATTGAGTAAAGAGGTGGAAGCATATGCAAGTAAAGCACAAATAGATGCACTAGAAAGCGATGAAAGAGAAGGAATAGTTAAAGAGTATCTAGAAACCTTACTCCCTACTAACTGGGATGAGATGGATATTTATGCCAGAAGAAGCTTTATCAGAGGGGATGAATTTAGTAAAGATACAGAAGGTACAGTAAGAAGGGAGCAAGTTTGCACCATGGAGATTTGGTGTGAGTTATTCGGTAAGGAAGCAACAGCTATGAGAAAAATTGATTCTTATGAAATAAACGCAATCATGAAAAAGATTGAAGGGTGGAAAAAGTATGATGGCAATAAACAAGGGCGTTTAAGAGTACCACTTTATGGAATCCAAAGAGTGTATATCCGTGAATGAGATGAACAAGAAAAAAAGCTGTTCACACAGCTTGTTCATCGGTAATAATGTGTAAAAATCAATAACTATATACTATAGTGAACATTGTGAACAACTATTATATATAGATATAAATCAATATAGACATTATAGATATTAGGATATCCTATAATTCTATAATAGAGAGTACTCTATAGGGATTTTGGGTCACGATGTTCACTAACAGCGATAAAATGTGATGAATACAAGGTTACAAGATGTTACCAAGTCTGCTATCAAAAGGAGTGAAATCTGATATTAGAGAAAAAGATAGAAAATAAATTAAAAGATAGAGTGAAAAAAATAGATGGTATGGCACTTAAATTTACTTCACCTGGAATGGCGGGTATGCCAGATAGATTGGTTTTACTTCCTAAAGGAAAGGCATTCTTTGTAGAACTAAAAGCACCTGGTCAAGATTTAAGACCAATTCAAATAAAAAGAAAAGAGCAATTAGAGGACTTAGGATTTAAAGTCTATGTAATAGATTCATATGAGAAGATAGATTTGTTTTTACAGGATGTGATGAAATGATATACAAACCTCATAATTACCAAGAATACGCTAAGGATTGGATAATAGATAAAGAATGTTCAGGGCTATTTCTAGATATGGGTTTAGGTAAGACAGTTATAACACTTACTGGTATCCAAGAATTATTACATGATTATTTTGAGGTATCAAAAGTCCTAGTTATTGCACCTCTTAGAGTAGCTGAAACTACATGGGAAGAAGAGATTAATAAATGGGATCATATAAACTATCTTACAACTTCTAAGATTTTAGGTTCTAAGAAGGAGAGAGAAGATGCATTAAGAAGAAAAGCTGATATCTATATAATAAATAGGGAGAATGTAACTTGGTTAGTAGATACCTTAAAAAATAAATGGAATTTTGACATGGTTGTAATAGATGAATTATCAAGCTTTAAATCTCACAAAGCACAAAGATTCAAATCATTAAGGAAGGTAAGACCTCTTATAAAGAGGATAGTAGGACTTACTGGAACTCCTAGTCCAAATGGACTTATTGATTTATGGCCACAACTATATCTTTTAGATAAAGGTCAAAGACTTGGTAAAACTCTAACTGGTTATAGAGATAGATATTTTCTACCAGATAAAAGAAATCAACACATCATATTTTCATATAAATTAAAGCCAGAAGCTGAAAAAAGGATATATGAAAAAATCGAAGATATTTGCATAAGTATGAAGGCAAAGGATTATTTAAATCTCCCAGAAAGGTTTAACAATATAGTGCCTGTAGTTCTGAAAGATAAAGAAAAGTATGATCAATTTGAAAGAGAGTTACTTCTTGAATTAGATGAAGGAGAGGTAGTTGCAAATAATGCTGCAGCACTTACAAATAAACTTCTTCAATTTGCCAACGGTGCTATCTATGACGAAGATGGAGAGGTTAGGCTAATCCACGATGATAAGCTTGATGCATTAGATGATTTAATTGAAGCTACCAACGGGAAACCAGTGTTAGTATTCTATTCCTTTATACACGATAAAGTTAGGATAAAGGAAAGATATAAAAATGCAAGGACATTAGAAACAGCAGAAGATATAAAAAAATGGAATAATGGTCAAATAGAAATCTTGCTTGCTCATCCTGCTTCAGCTGGACATGGACTAAACCTTCAAGTAGGAGGACACATAATTATTTGGTTTGGACTTACTTGGAGTTTGGAATTATACATGCAAGCTAATGCAAGACTTGATAGACAAGGACAAAAGGAAACAGTTATTATTCATCATTTAGTAGCAAAAGGTACAGTTGATGAAGATGTTATGAATGCACTAGAGAATAAAGAGATTGGACAAGAAGCACTCTTAAAAGCTGTAAAGGCTAGAATAGAAAAAGGGGGACTTTTAAATGGATAAATGCTTTGCAGAAAATAATGATAGATGTAGGGCTTTGAAAACAAAAGATTGTGGTGGATGTAGATTTTATAAGACAAAGGAAGAAGCTGAAGAAGGCAAGAAAAAAGCATTAGATAGAATTATGAGCTTAGATGAAGAAGCAAGAAGGAATATTATTGATACTTACTACAATGGAAAAGTAGAATAGGAGGAAGTGCCTATGAAAGCAAAGGAATATTTATCTCAGGCTATATGGCTTGATAGAGTTATAAATAATAAAATTGAGCAGCAAGAAAGTATTAGAGCCTTAGCTGAGAAGGTAACTGTAAATTTTGAACAAGAAAGAGTATCAGGAGGAAGTGGAACTACAAGTCCCATGGAAGATGCTACTGTCAAGCTTATAGATTTAAGCCATGAGATAAATGATGATATAGATAGATTAATTGATTTGAAGAAAGAAATTCTTAATACTATAAATGAATTAGATGATTTTAGATATAAATTAATTCTAGAAATGAGATATATAAATGCTAAGGATTGGGACGAAGTAGCCAGAAACCTAGGTTATGATACAAGATATACAATAAAACTTCATGGGAAAGCATTAAAAGAAATTGATGAGGTTTTAAAAGAGGACACTAAAAGACATAGAAAGACACCTAGTGAATGTGGTATATTATAAGATGTAAAGGTATAGACACTATAGCATTGTAGAATATGCCAAGGTTATATCGATTCGAATCCAAGGAAACGCAGTGTTCGTAAAGCCCTAGAAGATTAACTTCTTTAAGGGCTTTTTCTATGCCTATATTAACTAAAGTCAATTAATCCCTATTAGATAGTAAGGTCAGTTGAGTGAGCTGGAAATATTAGGTATAATGAAATCAAATTATAGTTTCCAGGGGGGATTTTAATGAAGTTAGTTGATAAAGATGCTATTTTTCTTAGAGACAATTTAGATGTTTTATTTATAGCTTTAAACCCACCAGTACAATCAAATAATAATGGACATTATTTTTCTGGTAAACAATCTTTGTTTTTCAAACAGTTATATTTAAGTGGCTTAATTACAGAAGAACTTGATAAAACAATAGCTGATGATTTGGTTTTTGGTGGTACTAGGTACAACTATAAAAATAAGCAATTTGGAGTTTTAGATCTAATACCAAGATTAGAAGAAACTAATTCAAGTAAGGTAAAAGCTAAAAGAGAAGATGTAGAACTGATGATTGAAAGGATAAAAAAATACAAACCTAAGAATGTCTGTATAATACATTCAGTGGTAATGAAACAGTTCAATAAGGTAACTGGAATAGAGTTAAAGTATGGATATAACGGTAAAGTGCTTAAAGATTCAAATACTGAATTTTATTGTAACTACTTTCCAAATGGAAATCCTATACCAACTGAATCAAAAATAGAAATATATAAAGAAATAAGAGACAACTTATAATTGATAAAATAAATTTATAATTTGAAATATTGAGCCTTTGTAAATGAATACAGAGGTTTTTTTTATGCCTATAATTTCAGAGGTGATGTTAATGCCAAGAAAACCACTAATTCCATGTAAGTATCCTAATTGTCCTGAACTAACGGATAAGAAGTTCTGTGAAAAACATAAAAAGACTAATAAAAGAAGAAGTGCAAAGGAAAGAGGATATGATTCTAGATGGAGGAAGGCTAGGGAGAGATTTCTAAAAGCAAACCCCCTATGTGTAGAATGTCTTAAGGATGATAGATTAGTTGAAGCCACAGTAGTAGATCATATCATTCCACATAGAGGAGATAAGAAAATCTTCTGGGATGAAAGTAACTGGCAAGCATTATGTAAGAAATGCCATGATAAAAAGACTATGACTATAGATAGGTTTCAAGAATATAAGTATTGATTCTCATACATTTTGAAAACAAGTTCTGCTATAATAAATACAAGAGGTGGGAAAATGGAAAAGGTATTTAATAAAGCAGAATATCTTAAGAATGAATTTAATAGTTTTTGGCAAGACATACTAGGTGAAGAACAGGACTTCTTTTCAAAGATGACAGAAGAAGGCTTTGATGTTTTAAAAGCAGCATTGAATAACATAAATAACATAATTACACATAATACCACTTTAAAAGCAATAGATAGTATATCTGAAATTCTTAACATTAACGATGTAGATAAAGAAAAAATTATTGAAGTTGTGAACTCAACAAAGCCAAATGATAATGGTTATGATATTGAGTCACGAGGCTATAAGCCGTTTATATGTGAAGTGAAATGCAATCGACCAATTAATGGTGGAAACAGATTTGGTTCAGCACAGAAAAACGGTATCAAAAAGGACTTAGAAGCATTACTATATGGAAAGAGTAAATCGTCAATTGGCACTGAAGAACTACGAGAGTTTTATAAGTTCATGGTTATATATGAATTTGATTATAAAACTAATGAAGCTGTAAAACATTATTTGTCTCTAATGGCTGGAGAGTTGAAAGAGAGGGTAATTCTTTATCAGTATGGTATGACATTAGATCGAGATAATGTATATATTTTGTTACTAAAGTGAAAAGGTGGTATGGAGGGGGTATCAAATCTCTACATCTAAGCCTTTCCAAGACCGCCGCCCCCTCACGCACGGAATTTCGCAGAATTAAAGGGGCGGGGTAGTAGAATATAAAACTAAATATATCTGTAAATATTGCAACCACTACATTTGATAGTGGTTTTTGTTTTGGAAAATAGTACAAACTGAAAAACTCCATAAAAAGCCTATAACTCCTATAACCCCAAGGATTGTAGGCTTTTTATGTTTATATAAAATCTTTAAATAATTACGCAGATAGGGGTTGTAATTATGGTAATTTAGCCACCCAAACATAAAAGTACCATAAAGATTTCGCAAAATAGAAAGGGGGATCTTCTTATGACTGATTATGAAAGACAGCAGATTTATGAACTAAGAATGAAAGGTCTAGGATATAAAGCCATAGGAAATATCCTGGGATTAACTAGAGACTCAGTAAGAAGTTTTTGTAAAAGAAACAATCTAGTTGGCAATGGAAAAGTAGTTAGTTTAAATGTTGAGGTTATGAAAGATGAAAATCTTCTATGTCTTAATTGTGGGAAGTTTTTAAAAATTAAAGAAAAAGGTAGACCAAAAAAATACTGTTCTGAGGAATGTAGAAGAACTTGGTGGAAAAACAATCAAGATAAGAAAGTCAAAAAAGACACAGCTATATACAACTACACTTGCATTCATTGTGGTAAGGAATTCAGTATTTATGGAAATAAGAAAAGAAAATTCTGTAGCCACGATTGCTACATAAAATATAGATTTTGGGGTGAAGAAGATGAGATTTGAAAAGAGAGAAGTAAACATATTAATACCAGCAGGATATAATCCAAGAAAGGATTTAAAGCCTGGGGATAAGGAATATGAAAAGATAAAAAATAGCATTACAGAGTTTGGTTATGTAGATCCAATCATAATTAATTCAGATAATACTATAATTGGTGGACATCAGAGATTAAAAGTATTAAAGGATTTAGGCTTTACTGAGGTTGATTGTGTAGTTATTGAAATAGATAAAACCAAAGAAAAGGCTTTAAATATAGCACTTAATAAAATATCAGGTTCTTGGGATGTAGCATTATTAAAAGATTTAATTGATGATTTAAAGGAATCAAATTTTGATATTGAGTTTACAGGCTTTGAACCACCCGAGTTAGATGAACTTTTTAGTGAACTCCATGATAAAGATGTAAAGGAAGATGATTTTGATGTAGATGAAGTTTTAAAAGAGCAGACCATATCAAAATTAGGTGATTTATGGTTACTTGGTAGACATAGATTAGTATGTGGTGATAGTACAGCTGAAGAAAGCTATAGAGTCTTAATGGATGGTAAGAAAGCAAATTTAACAGTAACAGATCCTCCATATAATGTAGCCTATGAAGCAAAAGCTGGAACAATACAAAACGATGATATGAAGGACAAGGACTTTTATAATTTCTTATTATCTTCTTTTAAAAATATATTTAATGTAATGGAGAATGATGCTTCAATTTATGTATTCCATGCAGATACAGAAGGTTTGAATTTTAGAAAAGCTTTTATAGATGCTGGATTTTATTTATCGGGAGTGTGCATTTGGGCAAAGCAAAGCCTAGTTCTTGGTAGGAGTCCATATCAATGGAAACATGAACCAGTTCTATTTGGATGGAGAAAAGATGGAAGGCATAGATGGTATTCTGATAGAAAGCAAAGTACTATATGGAATTTTGACAGACCTTCAAAGAATGATCTTCATCCGACAATGAAACCAGTAGCTTTATGTGCTTATCCAATACAAAATAGTAGCATGAGCAACTGTATAGTTCTTGATCCATTTGGAGGTAGTGGTTCTACCCTAATTGCCTGTGAGCAAACAAACAGGATATGCTATACAATCGAGCTAGATGAGAAATACACAGATGTAATTGTAAAAAGATATATAGAACAAGTCGGAACTGATAAGGATGTGTATTTAATAAGAGATGGGAAGAAAATTAAATATAAAGATTTAGAGAAGGAAGGTTGTGGTTTAATTGATGACCTTCCTTGATTTATGTGCTGGAATAGGTGGCTTTAGATTAGGATTAGAACTAGCAGGATTTAAATGCATTGGATTTTGTGAAATAGACAAATTTGCAGTTAAATCCTATAAAGCAATGTTTGATACAGAAGGAGAGTGGTACGCTGATGATATTACAAAACTTAGAGGAGAAGACATCCCCTATACAGACATCTGGTGCTTTGGATTCCCATGCCAAGACATTTCAGTTGCAGGAAAACAAAGAGGACTTAGTGGAGAAAGAAGTGGAATCTATTACAGTATTATTGACATCCTCAAAAGCAAAGAAGAAAAAGATAAGCCCACATTCCTTCTTATTGAAAACGTTAAAAACTTGTTATCAATTAATGGAGGATGGGACTTTGGAAAAGTTCTCTCTGAATTGGATGAAGCCGGGTATGATGCAAGATGGCAGGTGCTTAACTCAAAAGACTTTGGAGTCCCCCAAAATAGAGAGAGGGTATTCATTATCGCAAATCTTAGAAGCAGAGGTAGACGAGAAATACTACCTATCGGAGGAGAAAACGAATCAACTCTTAAACAGATTATAGGAGGATGTCAAGGAGAAAGAGTGTATGACCCTGAAGGGATATCATGTACTTTAGTAGGTTGTGGTGGAGGTGGGGGCGGGAAGACTGGATTATATTTTATAGACCAATCTTATACTAAAACTAAAATAACTAATAATTCAAGGTGCATAACTTCAAGGTATACGGCTGGCATAGTAAATAGAACTGCAAGTAATAGTGCGGTGCTTGAAGCACCTAGAGTGAAAGTAAGAAATGGGACTAAAAAGGGTTATATGGAAGCAAAGGTTGGGGATGGCATAAGCTTGGCTTATCCCAATAGTAAAACTAGAAGAGGAAGGGTTGGAAAGGGAGTATCACAGACTTTAGATACCCAATGTATGCAAGGAACTCTAACTGAAAACTTAAGAATTAGAAGACTAACACCTAAAGAATGCTTTAGGCTTCAAGGTTTTCCAGATGAACTCTTTGAAAGGGCAAGAAAAATAAATTCAGACGCCCAGCTTTATAAGCAAGCTGGCAATGCAGTAACAGTAAATGTTGCATTTGCAGTAGGTTTAGCCTTGAAAAATTCTATTACAGGAAATTGCCAATAATTCAAGCCCACAGTTTGCCCTGTGTGGCCTTTTAATTTAATCTTCGGATAAACCCTCGACCTTATTTTAAATATAACTTGCTTTATACATCCTTTTGAGTGATATATAGACTACTACATTACTTGGAGGGATTGAGATGGATAGAAAGGAATTAGTTCAAGTCTTAGGTAAGCATCTAGACATAAAACCAAAATACCTAGGAGTACCAAGCTTTGCATACCAAGTTGGAGATTTTACAGTAGATAGGGAAGGAAAGATTAAAAACAAAGAAGGTGATGAAGTGGAATTAGCAGAAATACTAAATCCAAATGAAGAAATTAAGGAAAGTCTAGAAGAAGTAACAGAGGAAGAAATGTTCATAGAAGAAGTGAATATTCTCATTCCCCTTGAAGGGCATAACTTAAATACCCTAAAGAATTTAGTAAACATGATTTTTAGTAAGCAAGATTTAATTAATAAGGTCTTTGAACTCGATGAAGACATTATTAGTGAAAGGGAAATCACCAAACTTAATGCTTCAGAAACTTTGGAAGATTTTACTGAAAACCTTAAAACTGAATACATCAAAATTGAAGGAGATAATATTTCCTTTACTCTAGAAACAGATATAGCCAGATCTGCTAGCCTTTTCTTTGGATTACTAAATGAAAAAGCGAAGGAACTTAAATATGCTTCATCGAAACAAATAATTACTGATAATGCAAAATATGCCTTTAGGACCTGGATTATGAGACTTGGAATGATTGGGACTGATTACAAAGAGGCAAGGAAGGAACTTCTTCAAAACCTTAACGGAAATTCAGCCTTTAGAAGACCAGGTGAAAACCATGATTAAAAGAAAACTAAAGGTTTATGAAGCACCTACTGGAGCAGCTGATAGCATACCTTCAATAAGACTTCAAGGTAAATGGCTTGAGAAACTTGGCTTTGAAACTGGAGATATGATAACAGTAAGGGAAGAAGAAGGCAAACTCATAATTGAACACAGAGATGAAAATATATTAGAGGAATTAAAATGACCAAACCAGTATGCAAATTAATAGGAGAAGATGGAAACATTTTTAATTTGATGGGAATTGCCTCTAGAACCTTAAAGAAAGTAGGAATGAAGGAAGAAGCAAAAGAAATGACCGATAGAATCTTAAATTCTAAAAGCTATACTGAAGCTCTAGCAATCATATCAGAATACGTTGAAATACTGTAAAATACTGTATTTCTTTTGAAAATAGTACTTGCTATTAACCTTCTTTTGAGTGATATATGTATGTAACGAAAAACACACCAAGAGGAGGTAAAGCAATGCTTACGAGGAATTTTGGGATTGAAATCGAACTTACAGGAGTAACAAGGCATAAGGCAGCAAAGGTTGTAGCTGAACATTTAGAAGGAAGAATTGGGAAAGAAGGTAGCAACTACAAGGTAACAGCACCCGATGGAAGGGTTTGGGAAGTAGTTTATGATGGGAGCATCAAAACCCAAAGAAAACTAAATGGACAAAAGGTTCCAGCAGGAAACGAATATAGCGTAGAGCTAGTAAGCCCAATCTTAACCTACGGGGAGGACATAGAAATCCTTCAGGAGATGGTTAGAAAGATAAGAAAGGCAGGAGGATTTTCAGAGAAGCAAAACTGCACAGGAATACACATTCACCTAAACGGTAAAGACCACACACCACGAAGTCTTAGAAACTTTGTAAATATAGTTTATTCAAGAAATGACCTACTATACGATAGCCTACAGATAGAAAGAGAAAGAATGAAATATTGTAAGAAGATGGACCAAAGCCTAGTGGAGAGAATGAATAAGAAAAAACCTAAAACCTTTAATGAAATCGAGGCCCTTTGGTACGAGGGCTACTACTCAGGAAGACATAGGCGTTATCATGAAAGCAGATACCATTTCCTAAACCTACACAGTTTTTTCAACGGAGTCGGAACTGTAGAACTTAGAGGGTTTAACGGAACACTTCATGCAGGGAAAATAAGAAGTTACATTCTTTTAGCCTTAGCAATGAACCACCAAGCCTTAACACAGAAAAGTGCAAGCAGCAAAAAGCCACAGATTGAAAATCCAAAGTTTGCAATGAGAACTTGGCTTAACAGAATAGGCTTCATTGGGGAAGAATTCAAAAACCCAAGAGAACATCTTATAAAACACTTAGAAGGAAGTGCAGCTTGGAGGTTTCAGGACATAGCCTAAACTACGGAGGGGGAAACCCCTCTTAGGGTGGTAGAAGGGCTCAACAGCCTTTAATAAAGCCAACACAAGGGAAACTGTGGCGAGAGGAAAGGATGATAATAGAATGAAAAGGTTATATTTAGCTTATGGTTCAAATCTTAATGTTGAACAGATGAAGTACCGATGCCCAACAGCTAAGCTCTATGGTAAAGGAATGCTTCATGGATTTAGACTACTTTTTAAAGGGGGAAAAGAAAACGCCTATTTAACTATTGAACCCTTTAAAGGTTGGAAAGTACCAGTAGTTATTTGGGATATCAAACCTAAAGATGAAATTGCACTTGATAGGTATGAAGGTTATCCTAGTTTTTACTACAAAGATGATATAGAAGTGGAGCTTGAAACTGGGGAGGTAGTGATAGCCATGGTGTATATTATGACCAAAGAAAGAGTACGACTGAACTTACCCAGTAGAAACTATCTAGCAGTAGTAAAGGAAGGATATAAAGAGCATGGATTTGGTATGGGATTTTTAAATGATGCATTGAAAGTCAGTAAGGGAAGTGATTTTAATGGATAAGTTCTTTACACAAAGGAATTGCGATAGATGCGGTAAGGATTTAAAAGGTGGAAGGATAATGTCAATGTTTAATGAGGATTGCATTTGCATGGAATGTAAAGATAAAGAAACTAGATATAAGGATTATGAGAAGGCTAGAGAAAAGGAAATAGAAGAGGTAAGGAAGGGAAATTATAACTACAAGGGAATTAAAAATCCCAATAAATAGATGGAAGAAAAGACCTTCGGGTCTTTTTTAGATTGGAGGTGATACCTATGACACAGAGAGGAAGGAAGCCAAAGCCTACAGCAATAAAGGAACTTGAAGGAAATCCAGGAAAGAGACCATTAAATACCAATGAACCAAAACCTGATAAGAAAGCACCGAGGTGTCCTACATGGCTTGAACCAGAAGCAAAGAAGGAATGGAAAAGACTATCTAAACAACTAGAACATTTAGGAATATTAACAGAGGTAGATATGGCATCCTTTGCTGGATATTGTCAAGCCTATGCGAGATGGAAAGAAGCAGAAGAATTCATATCTAAGCATGGAACAATAGTAAAAACTCCTTCTGGATATTGGCAACAAGTGCCACAGGTATCAATCGCCCAAACTTACCTTAAGATAATGAACAAATTCTGTGAGCAATTTGGACTTACCCCATCATCAAGAAGTAGGATTTCAGTTGAAGGTGCAAGTGAATCTGATGATCCAATGGAGCTACTTCTTATAAAGGGTGGTGGTTAGAATCTTTGATGAAAGAAAAGCAAAACATGCTATTAATTTTATAAATAACCTAAAGCACACCAAAGGCCAATGGCGGGGTGTGCCTTTTGATTTACTCCCTTGGCAAGATAAGATTATAACTGACGTATTTGGAACTGTTAAAGATAATGGATATAGGCAATACAACACTGCATATGTTGAAATCCCAAAGAAAAATGGGAAGAGTGAATTAGCAGCGGCTATTGCATTATATCTAACCTGTGGAGATGGAGAGTGGGGTGCAGAAGTTTATGGATGTGCTGCAGATAGACAACAAGCTTCGATAGTATTTGATGTGGCAGTAGAAATGGTAGAACAATCTCCAGCTCTTAAGAAGAGAATAAAGCCGATAATGTCTGTAAAAAGATTAGTTTATAAGCCTACTAATAGTTTTTATCAAGTATTATCAGCTGAAGCTTTTACAAAGCATGGACTTAATGTTCATGGAGTAATCTTTGATGAGCTTCATGCCCAACCAAATAGAGATTTATTTGATGTAATGACAAAGGGAAGTGGAGACGCTAGACTTCAACCTTTGTTTTTTCTTATTACTACTGCTGGAACAGATAGAAATTCAATATGCTACGAACAACATCAAAAGGCCGTAGATTTGTTAGAAGGTAGAAAAATAGATCATACATTTTATCCAGTTATTTATGGAATAAAAGATGAAGATGATTGGGCAGATGAAAGGAACTGGTATAAAGCAAACCCTTCATTAGACCATACAATTGATATAGAAAAAGTAAGAAATGCATTTAATAGTGCAAAGGAAAACCCTGCAGAGGAAAACACATTTAGACAATTAAGACTTAATCAATGGGTAAAGCAATCAACAAGATGGATGCAGATGGATAAATGGGATGAATGCAATTTTGCCGTCAACCCTGAAGAACTTATAGGTAGAGAATGCTACGGAGGACTAGACCTTTCAAGTTCTATAGATATTACAGCCTTTGTACTTGTTTTTCCTCCAAGATATGAGGATGAAAAATATATAATATTACCTTTCTTTTGGATACCAGAAGACAATATGAAGTTAAGAGTAAGAAGGGACCATGTTCCTTATGATATATGGGAAAAACAAGGTTATATAAAGACTACTGAAGGAAATGTAGTACATTATGGATTTATCGAGAACTTTATAGATGAACTGGGAACTAAATATAATATAAAAGAAATAGCTTTTGATAGATGGGGAGCAGTACAGATGACTCAAAACCTAGATGGTATGGGTTTTACAGTAGTTCCTTTTGGGCAAGGATATAAGGATATGAGTCCTCCAACTAAAGAACTTATGAAGTTAACACTTGAGAAGAAAATAGCCCACGGAGGAAACCCGGTTTTAAGGTGGATGATGGATAATATCTTTGTAAAAATAGACCCAGCTAGGAATATAAAGCCGGATAAAGAAAAAAGTACCGAGAAGATTGATGGGGCTGTTGCTACTATAATGGCACTTGATAGAGCAATAAGAAATGAAGGAAGTGGTGGAAGTGTTTATGATGATAGAGGAATATTGATTATTTAAAAATATGTATATTTGTAAATTTGCAATTATGTAAATTTGTATTGACAAATAAATCCTTGACATATATAATCTAACTAATATAAAATCGGGAGGTAGTGTATATGGGTAAGGATACATTGAATTGTTTAGTTAACGCTGACCTTTTAGAAAAGTTCAAGTTAGCATTGGCATTAAACAAAGAAGATGTGGAAGAGGTTGTGGACAAATTACTTTCTAATTATGTTAGTGAGAGTTTCTTAAGAGCAGCTAAAGAGTTAAGTTCAGAAACTGTAAAAATTACAACTCCTACAAAGCCGAACCCTATTTCAGATGAAGATAATGATTATGCTAAAGCAAACAGAAAGATTCCTATTTGGGCAAATAGAGGAAAACAAAACAATCATAAAATCATAAAAGCATTTCTACAAATTGAAGAGCAACAAGGGCAAGTGAGGTATGATGAATTAATGGAGAGATGTTCGAATGACACAAAATATCCTGACACATATGTAAAGGACTTTAAAGGAAATTTTGCACAGATGAAGACGGATGCAAGCAATTCTCATGGAAAGGTATTTATAGAAGAAGAGGATAAGGTAGAAATTTGGCATGAGGTTCTTGATACATTAAGAGAATATAGAGAATCTTTCTTAAATAGTGTTAGTAGGGGGGCTGAAACAGTGAAAATAACAAATGAAATGACACATAGGGCTTATGAAATTATCAAGATGGTATATCATGGTAATCTGACTCGAAGTGAAGCAAAATATAAAATTGCTGATGAAACAGGGATGAATGCTGGATCAGCAGGTGATTATGTTACTAACTTTCTTGCTATGATGGATGGACAGCGTTATACAAGGACAATGAATACCTACGCTACTCGCTATTTATTAGAAAATATACGATTAGATTTTGGTGAGGAACAGTTTCAAAAGGCTCTTGAAGCAACAAAGGAACATGTAAAGTACTATAATGGTTTGAATAATGGAACTCTAAACAGTATTCAAAATGTAATTGATGAATTAAGCTAATTGGAATTTAGCATCTGTTTTCAGGTGCTTTTTCTATGCCTTTGTAGAGATTATAAAAAGAACATCATATTGTAATTCCCTAGAAATATGCTATACTGAAATTAACAGAAAATTACATATAGCTAGAACGAAAATTTTACTTTCAAGATTTAAAAAGAGTAGAGATGATATTCTAAGGGGAGATTCTATGAAACTTAAATTACCAAAAGTTAGTGCCAAAAATGCAGAAAAGGTAGCTAAAGCAGGTAAAGCAGCTAAAAAATATGGTGGGAAATATGGGAAAATTGGGATTGGGGCAATTTTAGTAGCAGTAGCTAAAGACTTAGCAGATAAATTCAATAATTAAGTCCTAATATTAATAAAACTTACGGCATCTTCAAAACTGAAGGTGCTTTTTTCATGCCCATTTTTAGGAGGTGATTCAAATTCAAATACCAATAATATCAAGATTCTTTAAATCGAGGGCAGAACCTAAAAATAGCTTCTTTGGAAGTACCTATAGCTTTTTCTTTGGTTCTACAACTAGTGGCAAAACTGTTAATGAAAGGACAGCTATGCAGACAACAGCAGTTTATGCCTGTGTTAGAATACTGGCAGAAACAATAGCTTCCCTTCCTTTACACACATATAAATACACTGATGGTGGTAAGGAAAAAGCAAGGAATCATCCAATATATCAACTATTATCAGATGCACCAAACCCTGAGATGACTTCATTTGTGTTTAGAGAAACACTTATGGGTCATCTTTTATTATGGGGAAATTCATATTCTCAAATTATTCGTGATGGGAGGGGTAGGGTGATAGCTATTTATCCCTTATTACCCAACAAAATGACAGTGAACAGGAGTGAAAAGGGAGAAATCTACTATCTATATAACAAGGAAGGACAAGAATATATTTTAAGAAAAGATGAAGTCCTACACATTCCAGGACTTGGATTTGATGGACTTATGGGATACTCTCCGATTGCTATGGCTAAGAATACAATTGGAATGGCTATAGCTACAGAGGAATATGGTGCAAAATTCTTCTCAAATGGAGCAAATCCTGGGGGAGTACTTGAACATCCTGGAGTAGTTAAAGATCCACAGAGAATTAGGGATAGTTGGAATTCAGTATACCAAGGTAGCTCTAATGCACATAAAGTTGCAGTGTTGGAGGAAGGGATGAAGTTTCAGCCAATAGGAATACCTCCTGAACAAGCACAGTTCCTTGAAACTAGAAAGTTTCAAACAGAAGAGATATGTAGAATATTTAGAGTTCCACCTCATTTAGTAGGCGATTTGGAAAGAGCAACATTCTCGAATATTGAACATCAATCCATAAGCTTTGTGGTCCATACAATTAGGCCTTGGCTTGTTAGGATAGAGCAATCAATTAATAAATCTTTATTTAGTGAATCTGAAAGAAAGGAATACTTTGTTAGCTTTGTAGTTGAAGGGCTACTTCGAGGAGATTATGAATCAAGAATGAAAGGTTATTCCATAGGAATTCAAAATGGGTTTATGTCACCAAATGATGTAAGAAGTTTAGAGAACTTAAATCCAATAGCTGAAGAAGAGGGTGGTAACACATATATGGTTAATGGCAATATGCTAAAGCTTAAAGATGTTGGGGCATTTGTTAAGGAAGATACGGGAGGTGATGATAATAAAGAAGTTTTGGAACTGGTTTAAAAATGAAGAAGGAAGAACCTTATATTTTGATGGATACATTGCACAAGATAGCTGGTTTGATGATGATATAACCCCTAAGAAGTTTAAGGCTGAACTAACTGAATCAGAAGGTGATATTTCTGTATGGATTAACTCTCCAGGAGGTGATGTTTTTGCTGCTAGTCAAATCTACAATATGCTGAAAGAATACAAGGGAAAAGTTACAGTAAAGATTGATGGTTTAGCCGCTTCAGCTGCATCAGTTATTGCAATGGCAGGGGATGAAATTCTAATGTCACCTGTTGCAATGCTTATGATTCATAATCCTTCCACTATTATCTGGGGTGAAGAATCAGACATGGTAAGAGCAAAAGAAATGCTATCTGAAGTAAAGGAAAGTATTATTAATGCCTACGAGGTAAAGACAGGACTAGATAGAAGTAAGATATCTAAGATGATGGATAATGAGACATGGATGAGTTCAAAAAAGGCAGTTGATATGGGCTTCGCAGATAAGGTTCTTTATGGAGAGGATGAAGATGATTTACAAGTTTCGGATGGCTTTATATTTGAAAAGCTAGTGATAGTAAATGCATTAATAGATAGGTTTCCCAAAAATGAGAAACCAACAGTTAACACTAGTTCCTCTTATGAGGAATTAAGCAAGAGATTAAATCTAATAAAATAAATGGAGGGATGTAAATGAATAAGATACTTGAATTAAGAGAAAAGAGAGCAAAGCTCTGGGATAGCACCAAGGCTTTTTTAGATTCAAAGAGAAATGAAAATGGACTTTTATCTGCTGAAGATACAGCTACCTATGAAAAGATGGAAACAGATGTAGTTAATTTAGGTAAGGAAATAGAAAGGCTTGAACGACAAGCAGTGATTGACTTAGAACTTTCAAAACCTACATCAACAGCAATTAGGAATAATCCTAATCAAAATATGGGTGAAGAAAAGACAGGTAGAGGATCTAAAGAATATAAAGATGCATTCTGGAATGTAATGAGGAATAAAAACAACTACGAAATACAGAACTCACTTAAAATTGGGACAGATAGTGAAGGAGGATATTTAGTTCCAGATGAGTTTGAAAGGACATTAGTAGAAGGATTACTTGAAGAGAATATCTTCAGACAACTTGCTAAGGTAATAACTACATCTTCAGGGGATAGAAAAATACCAGTAGTTGCATCAAAGGGCACTGCTTCATGGGTAGATGAAGAAGGAGCAATTCCTGAATCAGATGATGCATTCACACAAGTTTCAATAGGTGCGTACAAATTGGCCACTATGATTAAGGTTTCTGAAGAACTCCTTAATGATAGTGTTTTTAATTTAGAGGGATATATTGCTAAGGAATTTGCTAGAAGAATTGGATCTAAAGAAGAGGAGGCCTTCTTTATAGGAGATGGAGTTGGAAAACCTACTGGAATATTTAATACTACAGGTGGTGGAGAAATAGGAGTTACTGCTTCTACTCAAACAGTTTTAAAGCTTGATGAAATACTTGATTTATTCTATTCTTTAAAATCTCCTTATAGGAAAAAAGCAACCTTTGTAATGAATGATTCAACTGTTAAGGAAATTAGAAAGCTAAAAGACGGCAATGGTCAGTATTTATGGCAACCATCGGTAACTGCAGGAGAACCTGATACTATTTTAAATAGGCCAGTTAAGACTTCCTCCTATGTTCCATTAGCAGTAGCTGGTGCAAAACCTATAGCTTTTGGAGATTTTTCATACTATTGGGTTGCAGATAGACAAGGTAGGTCATTCCAAAGATTAAATGAATTATTTGCAGCAACAGGCCAAGTTGGATTTAAGGCTAGTCAAAGAGTGGATGGTAAGTTAATTCTTCCTGAAGCTATAAAGATACTTCAAATGAAAGTCTAGGTGATTATATGAGTAACGTTAAGAATTATAAAGAACAAGGTGGAGATAGATTGGTTGTCAATGGAGTACTTGAAGTAACAGAAGAAGGAGTACTCCTATTAAATGGTAAGCCACTTATTAGAGCAGAAGTTCAAGCTGCTAGCTCAGCAAGTACAATCGAGGCCTTAAAGAATGATTTCAACTCTCTTTTAGAAAAACTTAAATACTCAGGACTTATGGAAATGGAGTAAAGTGAGGTGATGAGTGTATGGTTGTTACTTTAGAAGAAGCAAAGTTATATCTAAGAGTAGATGGTGATGAGGAAGATACACTCATCACTAGTTTTATTTTAACAGCACAAGAAATCTGTGAAGATATACTGAGATTTCCATTGTCCGAATTTGATGAAGTACCTAAGCTGGTAAGACAAGCTATTCTTTACTGCATAGCAAATATGTATGAGAAAAGAGAAGGATCATTCTATTACTTGAAAAATGAAAGTGGCAGTATTTCAGAAACCATAGATGTAATGAAGCTAATACTTGGAAATCTTCGAAGAGAAAGCTGGTGAGCCTATGGAGATAAGTGCACTAAATAAGAGAATAACCTTTCAAGAATTAAAAACTAATATCAATGAAAATGGTTTTGAAATAGAAGAGTGGATAGATTTTAAAACAGTATGGGCAGGAGTTACTAATCTTCATGGTAGAGAATACTTTGAAGCTGCAGCTATTCAAATGGAAAATACAGTTAAGTTTACCATTAGATATTTAGAAGGTATTGATACAACAATGAGAATTCTATTTAAGGGTAGGCACTATAATATAATCTCCATAGATAATATTAAGTACAGAAATAGATTCATGGAGGTTAAAGCCATGGAGGTGGATTTAAGTGGCTGACATGAAACTGGAAGGAGTAGAAAATCTATTAACTGAACTTGATAAGTTAGGTAAAGAAGGAGAGAAAATTGAAAGGATTACCTTAGTTAAAGCTGGAGATAAGGTAAAGGATGCCATTGTAAATGAAGCACCTCATAGAACAGGAAACTTAAAGAAAAATATTAAAGTATCTAATATTAAGAGGATAGATGGGGCAGCAATGATAGATGTATATCCAAGTAAGGATGCCTTTTATGCTCCCTTCTTAGAATTTGGTACGACTTCGATGAAGGCAGATCCTTTCATGAGTAGAGGCTATGAGAACTCAAAGGAAGAAGTAGAGGACTTAATCGTTGAAGAGATTAAGAAGGGGTTAGGTCTATGAGCATAAACAAAGAAGTAATACAAGCATTAAAGGATATTGGAGTTCCAGTATCCTTTCAAACTTCCGGGAATGAAGAATACCCCTATATTACTTTCTTCACATATTTAGATAGAGCTACTCTTCACTCAGATGATAAGGAATCAATAACAGGATATTTTATTCAAATAGATATATGGAGTAAAACTGATTATACTGACATAGCAGAAGAAGTACACCAAGGTATGCTGACAGCTAACTTTATTAAACAAAGATACTACGATTTATATGAAAAAGACACTAAAGTTTACCATAAGGTAATGAGATTTTTAAAGGAGGTAGAAAAATGAGCCAATATGGACTTAAGGATATACATTTTGCATTGCTTGAAACTGATGATAAATCAGGGGTAAGTTATGGATTAGTTGAAGAAATTGTTGGAGCAATTAATGCTAAGATAAATCCTAATGTTAACACTCAAGAACTCTATGCAGATGACCAATTATGGGAGTCTGTTTCAGCCCTAGGAAAAATTGAAGTAGAAATTGAAACTGCAGATTTACCTTTAAAGACAAGAGCAAAGGTGTTAGGAAACAAATATGAAAATGGTGTATTAATTGAAAACAAAGATGATGTTCCGCCTTATCTTGCTCTAGGTTTTAAGAGTTTAAGAAAAGGTGGAAAGTATAGGTATGTGTGGCTATTAAAAGGAGTAGCACAACCCATGGGGGAAGATTTTACAACTAAAAAGGATAATGTAGAGCATAAAACACCAGTGATAAGATTTACTTTTATGCCTAGAGTGTTTGATGGAGAATGGAAGCATACTGCTGATGAAGACTCATCAGAATTTACAAGTGCTGATACTTGGTTTGATACTGTACCAGGAGAAGTATTGATTCCAGGAGGTGAGTAAGGTTGGAGATTAAATTAAGAATTGATAATAAGGAAAAGACCTATGTTGCAGATTTCATCTCAGCCAGGATGCTTAGAAGAACCCTTGAAATATCAAAGAAAGTTAACTTTAATGATATGACAGCTGAAGAATTAGATACCATGGTAGACTTCATAGTTGAGCTGTTTAGGAATAAGTTTACTCGGGATGATGTCTATGATGGACTATCTTCAAATGAACTAATTCCAACAATAACAAGATGTATTTCTGAAGTTGTAGGTGAGGTAGCTGAAGCAACTGGGGTGGATGAAAAAAACTAGATAAGGGGAACTCCATGGACCCCCAAGAATTTATAGACAATATTTACCTAGCCTTACTTGAATCAGGCTGGGCCATGAATGATATTGACTCCATGGATATAATTTACTATTTAAAGTTATTAAGAATTAAAGCTGAACGAGATAAAAAGTATATAGATGATATTTTATAGCACCTGTGATAGGTGTATTTTTTATGCCCAAAAGGTGGTGAAAAATTGGCAAGGGAAATAGGTAGTTTAAATGTAAGAATTGGACTAGATGCATCGGGATTTCAAAATGGGATAGCAAGTCTAAATAGAGAAATGAGAGTTATAGATTCTCAGTTTAAGGCTTCAACGGCAGCACTTGGGGAGCATGGTAAGGGATTAGATGGTCTTAAACTTAAATCTGATAGTTTATCAAAACAAACTGAGATCCAAAAACAAAGAGTAGAAGCCTTAGAAGCAGCACATAAAAAATCAGTAGAATCAAAAGGTCAAGATGCAAAGGCTACTCAAGAATTAGAGATAAAACTTAATAAAGCTAAAGAACAACTATCTCTTATGGTGCAGGAATTAAATAAGGTGAATAAGGAAATAGAAACCCAATCAAGCTCATGGCATAAACTAGGACAAAGTCTAGATCCTGTAGGTAAGAAGATGCAGGATATAGGAAAGGGAATGGAAAGTGTAGGAAAGGACCTGACCAAAACTGTTACCTTGCCAATTGTAGGATTTGGCACAGCAGCAAGTAAAGCTGCAATAGATTTTGAATCTGCATTTGCTGGAGTAAAGAAAACTGTAGATGCCACAGATGAAGAATTAAATAAGTTAGAGACAAGCATTAGGGATATGTCTAAGGAAATACCAGCTAGTGCCAGTGCTATAGCCGAAGTTTCAGAAGCTGCTGGCCAACTTGGAATTGAAGTCCCCAATATATTAGGATTTACCCGTGTAATGATTGACTTAGGAGAAGCAACAAACCTTTCATCTGACCAAGCAGCCACTTCATTAGCTAGACTAGCAAATATAACTGGTATGAGTCAGACTGATTTTGATAAATTGGGATCTACAATAGTTGCTTTAGGAAATAACCTAGCTACTACAGAGTCTGAAATTGTAGCCATGGGTTTAAGACTTGCGGGGGCAGGTTCACAGATTGGACTTACAGAAGCACAAATAATGAGTTTTGCCGGTGCGCTATCGTCAGTGGGGATTGAAGCCGAAGCAGGTGGGTCTGCCTTTAGTAAGGTTATGATTGATATGCAGCTCGCAGTAGAAACCGGATCGGATAGATTAAATGAATTTGCGAGTGTCGCTGGAATGAGTGCTAGTGAGTTTAAACAAGCATTTCAAGAAGATGCAGGTAGTGCAATTATATCATTTATTGAAGGCTTAGGTAATGCCGAAGAACAAGGTATGTCAGCTATAGCAATACTTGATGAAATGGGAATTACAGAAGTAAGACTAAGAGATGCAATGCTAAGAGCCAGTGGAGCCAGTGATGTATTTACAACTTCACTTGAAATAGGAACTAAGGCTTGGGAAGAGAATACTGCTCTTACAGCAGAAGCTGAACAAAGGTATGAAACAACAGCAAGCCAAATCCAAATAGCTAAAAACCACCTATCAGATGCTGCCATAACCATTGGAGAAATACTAGTGCCTCATATAGTATCCCTATCTGAAAAGGTTAAGGAAGCTTCAGAATGGTTTTCAAACCTTAGTCCTACTACCCAAGAAACAATAGTAAAAATCGGACTTCTTGTTGCAGCTATAGGACCAGCAATACTAATAATTGGAAAGATTATAGCTACTATTGGAAGTGCAATAACAGCCTTTAGTACCATATCAACAGCAGTTGCAGGCGCTGGTGGTGCTATGGCTCTTTTAACAGGACCAGTTGGAATAGCAATCGGTGCTATTACTGCAATTATAGCAATAGGAGTTACCCTCTATAAAAACTGGGATACCATAAAGGAAAAAGCTGAACTATTAAAAGAAGCAATTGTTGAGAGATGGAATAAAATCAAGGAAAGTACATCTGAAGCTTGGGATAAAGCAAAGGCTACTGTTAATGAAAAATGGGAAAATATAAAAAACAAAACTAGTGAAACCTTATCTAATATAAAAACCACTGTTTCAGAAAGTTGGGGAAATGTAAAATCAAAGACATCTGAGACTTGGGAAAACTTAAAGACTAACACCTCTACTGCTTGGGGATTTATCAAAGGTAAAATTGATGAGCATGGCGGAGGAATAAAAGGTATTATTGGAACCTATATGGATGGTTATAAATTAACCTGGGAAACAGGATTAAATGCCATGGATAAATTAACTGATGGGAAGTTTTCAGATATGGTAGAGAAGGTAAAAGGTGCATTTAATAAGATAAAAGAAGGCATCCAAGGTGGAATAGATAAAATTAGAGATTGGAATAATCAGAGGGTTGAAAATAAGGAAGCTACCTTTACAACTACTATTAAGCAGGTCTTTCAAACGATAGGTGAAAAGATATCTAATATAGGAAAGAATGCACAAGGAACAGATTATTGGAGAGGTGGACTTACTTGGGTTGGAGAGAAAGGTCCAGAGCTAATTGATCTTCCGCGGGGTTCCAAGGTGTTTAGTAATGAAAAGTCAATGGATATGATTTCAGGAAGTAGTAAGGTTGAACATACTGGAACCATAAAGGTTGTAGGAGTAAATAATAAAGAAGAATTAACTGGAGTTGTAGATATTATTATGGACCAGTTAAGAAGAGAGGTGAGGGCACGATGATAAGAATTGAAACCCTAGAAGGAGAAGTTCTTAGTAAGATTTGTAAAGAAGTGTCACCACCAAAGTACGAAAGTATTGTAAAGAAGAACAAACTTCTTGATGGATCATACCATATTCAAACCATAGGAGAGCCAACAAAGTATATTGAGTTTACTGTAATAGCTAGTCAGTATCAAATAGAGAAGATAGATTTAATGGAAACTACTGGAGAACAATTAAAACTAATAGAGCATGAAAGGACTTATATTGGATTAATTGATAATCCCGTAGGTTGGAGAAGGTTAACACTTGGTTATGTTAATAGGGAGAAAAGGCTATACGAAGGTAGTATAAAAATAATTATAAGAGAAGAGGAGGTTATATTGTGAGGAACATAACCTCTTATTTAAATGATAAATTAAAATCCAGTGAACATACTGTTTACAATAAATCTGATCCTAAGATGAATATTATTGTAAGTAGAGCAAGGACAAGTGTAATGGATTCAGACTATTGGACGGTGGAAACTATAAGAGAAAGTCCAAACTTGGGGGATATAAGTGTTGCTCCTAGAAGATACAAACCATATGGGCCACCGAACAGAATATATGAAATACATGTAGACAATGGAATAGTTGGCACTTCTATTAGAGAGTATCCTGACAGATTAAAAGAAGGGTGGAAAGAACAGTTTATATTAGGTTCAGGTTCATCTGTAGCAATTGGGTTTAATGGTAATTGGGAAGCCTATAGGAAAAGATGGAGATTGATAACTGAAGAATGTCCTTGGATATTTTGGGTTGATGAAAATAATATCTTATGGAGACAACATTGGGATGATGAAAGCACAAAATCTGAATTAGCCTATAATGTAACATCTGTAAAAGCTATTAGAGCTTGGAAGAATAAGTTTTTTCTCGAAAGGGACCAAGGAATAGTAGTAGCATACATTTTAAAGGACGGCTCTATATGGTATAGGAGTTATAGCCAGCAACTTAATGGTAATTATGCATGGGAAGAAGCAAGACAATTACTGGGTTTCCATGGGGGCGCAATTAGTTTAAATATGTTTATTACCAATGATTACAGAATGGGTTTTACAATAGAATCTTCAGAAGGTGAAATTTATTGGTATCTAACTAAACGAAACTGGGCTGGAATGGCTATAGAGACTGATAAAATTACTATTAGCCCCTATCAATTATCTACTGAATTTATACCATTGACATATCTAAATGTTTTTATAGAGACTGAGAAAATATCAATATCACCAACATCTATTAATGTTTCAAGACTATTTGCTAACACATATAACGAAATTACTGGAGTTTCTAATATTCCAGATGAAAATGGTGATTGGGGTTGGATAATTGAGTTTAGTACTCTTAACAAAATACCAAATTTGACACTGGATAAAATTAAAATAATTGATGAAGAAACTCCTGCATTTATTTTGATAGATAGAGTAGAGGCTATAAGTGAAAGGACATACAGACTTTATTTATCTTCTTTAGTTGTTGAAACAGGACTTCATAATATATTGGGAAATGTGAGTATAGTAATAAGCGATTCTTTAAATGAGGCTGGCTATACTTATTTAGAGTTTTCGGATTCTTTCAAACCGGTTAACCAAGTTTGGGTTGATATTCCGTTACCAGAAGTTGAGAAAGCGTGGAATGAATAGGGGGTTATTATGGATTTAAACATTGAGTCTGGAAGCAAAATAGGAATAAAATTTACAGATATCTTAAAGGGAGATGTAACAGGTTATTTCCCTAAACCCATTGGGAAAGGAGATGCATTTAGCCCTATCGGAACAGCTACTGCTAGTAGTATATATTCGAGCTCATATCCTGCAAGTAACGCTTTTAATGGTAACACTTCAAATCAATGGTATACAAGAACGGCAGGGACACAATGGATACAAATAGATTTAGATGAACCAAAATATACATCAGGATTCAAGTGGTATGTTTCATCATATCCACCAGCTAATTTTATTTTTAAAGGAAGTAATGATGGAGTTGATTGGTTTGATATTATTGTTGGAACAAGTCCAAATGTCTCAGGGAGGTATCATGAATTCGAGTGTCCTGTTTCAGGGCCTTTCAAATTCTACAGGTGGGAAATCATATCAAGATACAGTTCATACCTGTATATATATGATATACAGCTATTTCGCTCTATTGGACAAGAGGGAGCATTTACAGTTACAGGAAAGGAATACCCGTATGTTAATGGGCCACTAATAGATAAAGAGTACAAAGTAGACAAAGTTGAGAGATATGGGGTTCCTATTTTATGGAAGTTACCTCATACATTAGAATTAGATTCCACAAGCATTATTGAAAGTTTTGAAACTGATCAAATAAATCCATTCTTAAAGTTAACGGGTACCTGGTCCCGTAGCACTAAAACATTTTACGAGGGAAAGTTTGCGTTAGAAAGCAGTAATAAAAGCAATAGTAGTTCTAGTGATGCTTATTTATCTTTCACCAGTGAAGAGGGGAAAAATTTTAGCATTGCTTATAGGGTATCCTCGGAGAGTAACTATGATAAATTCTATTTATACCATAATGGCGTTGTTAAAATAAATGGAATTAGTGGAGCTGGAAACTGGCTTAAATATAGTGGGGTGACAACTGAAGGAGAAAATATTTTAAGAGCAAGGTATACAAAGGATGGTTCCACAAGTAGAAATTTAGATGCAGCATTTATAGATTATTTTTATTTACAAGGCGAATATATTAGCCCTAAGGTATATGTAAGTGATTGTATAGAGATCAATGGGGAGTATAGAATTAAATGGGCATCAGAGGAGCCTGAAGGAACATCAATTAAAGTAGAAGTGACTACAGGGGTAGAGCAAAATGAGTGGTTTAAGGTGGATAATGGAGAGATAATTACATTAAATAAAAATGCGTGGATAAGTGTTACTTTGACATCTATTGACCCATTTTCTACACCGACATTATCAGAATTACGTTTTGAGGAAATAGAAATTCCTGAGGATACTATAAGACTTAAAATGGATCCATTAAGCAGGTTTAATAATGTACAGGGTCCTTTAAGCATTTCTTATGATGCAATGAAAGGAACTTTAAGTGGCAGGGGTGGAGCAGTAGGGCCTTTTAACATATCATTTTTACCAATGGGCTTATTATATAAACCTAACCCAAACCCAAGCGAATATATTATTATTAAACCATTAGAATTTACTGCTACCTTTCCTCCTACAAACTATGTTAATTGCTATACTGATGAGTTTATTTCAATGAGGCCTGAAGGAATTACAATAAGTTTTCTAGATGTAGAGGAAATCAACCCATAAAGGAGGTAAAGAGATGCAATTTGATAAAACTATGTCTATACACAATAGATTTGAGATAAAGGTTACTGACTCAAAAACAGGTCAGGTCAAACAAACAGCAGTTGCTGAAAATATTATTCTTAATAGAATGTATACTCGACTCTTAGATTTTAATAATTACGCAACTAATATATTCTTTGGTAGAGGTACTGGTGTACCTACTCCTGATAGAACTACACTATTTAGTCAGATAGGATATAAGCCTTCTACACAAGTAGAAGTTGTGGTTGCAAGACCTACATCTAGAGCCCAAAGAACTATTAGATTAGGGGTAGGAGAGTATGTAGGTGAGACTATAACAGAAGTAGGAATCAGTGATAGTACAACACAAATCAATACTCATGCTATGATTAAAGATGCTGAAGGAAATCAGATTTCAGTTACAAAAGGAGAACTAGATGTAATAGATATATATTCAACAATATATGTGGTAGTCGAAGATTTTGATGACAAGGCGATCATTGGAAATAGTTTAGTAAGGTCTATATTATACAATCTTAGTATGTCATCCAGTAATACACATATGTATTTAGGTGTTGCTGGAAAGGGTGCTGTAGTACGTTCATTTTCAACAAGTTCAAGTAGAACTACTGATTTAGATGAAAAGAAAACAACAATTTCAAGGCGTGTTGGAATTGATCAAGCAAATGGACCAATAAAGTATATCATCTGGGGTGGAGTTGTTGCTTTCGATGTTACTTATAATAACACTTGGAAAGATTTTAACTACGAGTGTGTTATAGGTACTGGGGACGGAGCATCACTAGAGTATGACTTCCCAGTAGATGATGTCCAATCTCTTTCAGTTACAATTGATGGAGTGACCTTAGAGCCAACCGAGTACACGATAATAAATACCTATGAGTCAGGATTTGATTATTATGATTCAAGTAGATTAGGGAGCAATGGTAATATTGCCGACACTCAAATCTACGCAAACTACGCATTAAATTCTATCTGTCCATACCACTATTTTTATAAAGAAGACGGTTTTAATGGATTTAAATGGTCTGGAAATATGTCAGGTTCAGACCCAGTTGTCTCATATCCAGATAATGCATATATAACAATCTGGACATCTCTTGACGGAGAAAATTGGACACAGAGGTATAACACCATCACAAAATCTAGTGGAGTTAGGAGTTATACTATTAATGTAAACGACCCGTATGTAAGGATATATCAGAGGCCTACAGCAGGAACAATAATGACGGTACAAGGATGGGAGTTTGCAAAGGCAGGTGTAAGAAAGATTGCTTTTAATACTCCTCCACCTCATGACAGCATAATTAAAGCACAGATAACAACGAACGATATACCAAAGGACGAGGAACATGTTCTTGATATTACGGCGACAATACAATTTGGGGAGGTGGCAGAGTAATGAATGGCGGTTTAATAATATGTGAATGTGGAAAAGAGCAGTGGGTTGAAACTATAAGGGAATTTGTAAGTTGTATTAACTGTGGTAAAAGTATTAGTGTATACCCAGTAGAAGATGAATCAAGTAATATTAATGGGAATTTAGATGATGAGAATTAGAGGTGTATACTATGGAATTATCTTTTGAAATTAGCGGTATTATTGGTAATGGTAGCTATCCTGATTTTATTGAATTTCCAAAAACTGAAGGAGAATTATTTTATATTGATTCTGGGAAAATGTACGGCAAACCTAGTTTGAAGCTCCATGGCAACTTTAATGATCCAACTTGGTTAGATATAAACTCTATAGGTCCTGAATATGAAAATAATATAAATAATCTAGAACTAAAAAATATTTCAGGATTTGGTATTGTAGGTAGTTACAAAACAAATAGTGCTCAAAAGTTACTGATTTATGAGTATTTTATTGAAATGAACAGGTACTTGGAAAATGGAAGTATAAAACACTCTATGGATACACCGGTTACATCATTTATATTAAATTTAGAGAACCCACTCAATGAGAATCCTGAATATGAAGGCAATGTAGCTATCTCTGAAGAATCAAGTTTACTATCTCCAGGTAGTAAAGTATCATTTGAATTTAGTATGGGAGATAGTGAGTTGTATCCAATGGGGAATTTCTATGTGGATAGAAGTAACTTTGCTTTATTGAGCGAATCTATAACAGTAGATGGGAGAAATATAATCGGAAAGGCTCTGAATGACCAGACTTTTGATGAAAATAATATTTACCCTTATAATGCGATTCATGAAATTTTAAAAGAAATTCTTGTTCAATCAAATATAATACCTGATGAAATGTTAGTTGAAAATACTTCTGTTAAATCAGGATATAAATTTGATCCTAATATGACCTATCTTGAGGGTATTTTTGATATTTTAAAGGCATTGGACAAGTGGCAGATTAAATGGTTAGTTGATGGGACTGTAGTAATTGGTTCAACTGAGTATGCAGGTTTTATTAGAAATTCAAGTTATGTTTTCCAAAGAGATAAAGACATTTTTTCAAGGAATATAGTAAGAGATGACCAAAAATCTTATAGAAGGGTATGTGTTCACACAGGTGATTTTAGCATTAAGGTATATAAGGATGTTGAAGCATACAGTGGGTGGAATCTTCAGGCAAACAAAACCCTCTATGTAAATGTACCAGATGGTACTACTTTAATAGATGCACAAGGTTATGCAATGCAAATAGCAAATAGTCTTCAGAACATTGGTAAGGTTGAAGAGTTTACTGGTCCTTTCAGACCACAACTTGCTTTGGGGGATGAAGCAGTTATAATTAGTAAAGAAGGATCACAAAGCCTTGGCTTAATAACTGAAATAACTCATCGATTTGGAAAAAATGGTTTTTATACAGATTTTACTGTTGATAGTGGAGGAAAAATTGGAAAAGAAAGACTCAGTGATTACATTGGTAGGTTATCTAAGGACAAGACGAGTAGCAGTAGAGTGTATGAATAATCTATTTTCTCAATCAAAAATACGATTAAAATAGAAAGTGAGGGATTTGATTGAAAGATATATTAAACTTAATAAAAGCAGTTTTTACAGCTATCGGTGGATATTTAGGTTATGTACTAGGTGGACACGATAGCTTTTTATATGCCCTAATTGCATTTGTAGTTATTGATTATTTAACAGGTGTGATGCTTGCAATAATCAAAGGAAAATTATCAAGTGCTGTGGGATTTAAAGGAATATTTAAAAAGGTTATGGTGTTTTTTATGGTAGCTATAGGACATACCATTGATGCATATCTAATAAAAAATGGTGGAGCAATAAGAACAGCAGTAATATTTTTCTATATATCTAATGAAGGGATAAGCATCCTAGAAAACTCAGCTAATATTGGTCTACCTATTCCAGTAAAGCTTAAAGATATTTTAGTGCAACTTAAGGAGGATAAGAAGTATGACTAAATCAATTTATCTAAGTCCATCAACTCAGGAAAGAAATATAGGATATGGAAACTATGGATCTGAGGAAACAAGAATGAATCAAGTTGCCGATGTAGTTGAAAAAGTCCTTATTGAACATGGAATTAAGGTCTTTAGGAATAGAAGAGATTGGGATTTAAAAGAGGTTGTTAAGGATAGTAACATAAGAAAGCCTGACTTACACTTTGCAATTCACTCAAATGCTGGTGGAGGAAGAGGGGCAGAGATATTTGCATATTCTCCCCAAAGTGAAGGAGCAAATGCAGCTAAAATAATTTATGATGAGTTTGAAAAGATAACTCAAATTAAAGGCAGGGGCATTAAGTTTAATTCTAAGTTTTATGAACTAAACTCAACTAATGCACCTGCCATTTTAATTGAAGTAGCATTCCACGATAATATTGAAGATGCTAATTGGATTATAAATAACATAGAGAAAATAGGAATATCTCTTGCTAAAGGAGTTTTAAGGTATTTTAATATCACCTACAAAGAAAAGAATGAGCCTAATTCAAAGGTTTTATATAGAGTAATGGCAGGTTCTTTTGCTAATAAAAGTAATGCAGAAAAGCAAGTTGAAAGGCTGAAGAAAGCTGGGTTTGATGCAGTAATAATGCCTTATAAAGCTTGACTTCTATCAAGATATAAGTGATATATAGACTACCAAATTGATAGAAAGGAGGGAGTCTAATGCGTGTAAGAGTTATACAGGCTAATAATGAAAAACCATTAAAGAAAAGAGTATGTGCCTATGCGAGAGTTTCTACTGAATCTGAACTCCAAGGTGAATCACTCGAAAACCAAGTCACTTATTATGAGAATCTAATAAAAAGTAACCCTGATTATGAGTTTGTGGGGACCTTTGCAGACAGAGGAATTACAGGAACAACAGATAATAGACCAGAGTTTCAAAGGATGATTGATAAAGCAAGAAATGGAGAAATTGATTTAATCATTACTAAGTCTATATCAAGATTTGCTAGGAATACTACTGTAATGTTAGAAACAGTAAGAGAACTTAAAAGTATTAATGTTGAAGTAAGATTTGAAAAAGAAAATATAAATACACTATCAGGGGATGGAGAGCTTATGCTAACCATCCTCTCTTCTTTTGCTGAGGAAGAAAGTAAGAATATTAGCCAAAATACAAAATGGGCATTTAGAAAGAAGTTTCAAAGAGGAGAACTTTTAATAAACACAAAGCTATTTCTTGGATATGACAAGGATGAATTTGGAGATTTAGTAGTTAATAGAGAAGAAGCAAAGATTGTTCAGAGAATATTTCAAAAATATCTATCTGGTAAGGGAGTCTTTACTATAGCAAGAGAGCTTAATGATGATGGTGTTCCAACAATCAAGGGTGGACAGTGGCAAGAATCAACAATCTTACAGATATTAAAAAATGAAAAATACAAAGGGGATGCACACTTACAAAAGTATTACACACCAGATTATTTAATGCATAGGACATATAAAAATGACGGGGAAGTAGATAGCTATTATATAGAAGGAAATCATCCTCCAATAATATCTAATGAAATATGGGAAAAGGTCCAAGAAGAAATTGCTAGAAGAGCAGAAGAAAAGGGAAATATTGAAGGGGATAGGGCTAAATATACAAACAGATATCCTCTATCAGGAATGCTTTTCTGCAGTAAATGTGGATTTACCTTAAGAAGAAGGACTTGGAATAGTAAACTTAGCTGTAAAAAGATAGTATGGCAGTGTAGCAACTATATTATGAATGGAAAGGCTACCTGCACAGGAACTAAAATTGATGATGAAATAATTAGTGCCCTCAATTTAGAGGAAGAAACAATAGTAGAGGAGGGTATAAAGGATGGCAAAAAACATTACATTTATACCAGCAAGAACAAGAAACACAAACCTAGCAGAGAACCTAGAGCCACAGAAAATGAAAATGGCAGCTTATTGCAGAGTATCGACAGACCAATTAGAACAACTATCCAGCTATGAAGCACAGGTTAGTTATTACACCAACTTCATAGAAAACCATCCTGATTACGAAATGGCTGGAATTTATGCTGATGAAGGTATTACAGGAACTAATACTAAGAAAAGGGATCAGTTTAATAAGATGATTAAAGATTGCAAAGCTGGCAAGATAGATATGATAATAACCAAATCAATTTCTAGGTTTGCAAGGAATACTCTAGATTGCTTAAATTATATAAGAGAGCTAAAGGAGTATGGAGTAGGCGTTATATTTGAAAAGGAAAATATCAATACTTTGGACGCAAAAGGGGAAGTTCTGATAACAATATTAGCTAGTCTTGCTCAGGATGAGAGTAGATCTATAAGTGAAAACTGTACTTGGGGAATTAGAAGACAGTTTGAACAAGGAAAGGTTAGAGTTAACCATAAGAAGTTCCTAGGGTATGATAAAGATGAAGAAGGGGAACTTATTATAAATAAGAAGGAAGCAAAGATAATAAAAAGGATTTATATGGACTATCTTAATGGCAAAGGTGCTAATAGGATAGCAAAAGAGCTAGAGGATGAAGGAATCCCAAACTGGAACGGGAAACCCAAATGGTATGAAAGTAGTATTAGAAAAATGTTACAGAATGAGAAATATAAAGGAGACGCATTACTTCAAAAGACATATACAGTAGATTTTCTAACAAAGGAGAGGGCAGTAAATAATGGAGAGATTCCAATGTATTATGTAGAAAAGAGCCATCCAGCAATAATAGATAAAGAAATGTGGGAAGCAGTACAGCTTGAAATGAAAAGAAGAAAAGACTACATGGAAAGATACGGGGTTAGACAACTTGATTTTGCCAAGGTAGAAGATAATCCATTTACAGGAAGGGTAATTTGTGGAAGCTGTGGTAGTGCATTTGGAAGGAAGACCTGGAACTCAACCGATGAGAATTTAAAGAGAAGAGTGTGGCAATGCAATAGAAAGTATGAGAAGAAGGGAGAAATAAGGTGCAAGAATAAGCATATAGATGAAGAAATTTTATATAAAGCCTTTGTTAGTAGCTATAATGCTTTGGTGGAAAATAAAGAACATTTTATAGAGAAGTGGAAAGCTGAAGATGGAGATGAGTTAAGGAAATATAGGGTTAGGGAGTTTATTGGAATAATAGAAGATGGAGTAGTGATTGAAGAATTTGATGTGGATTTGTATTTTAGGATGATTGAGAAGATGACAGTATTTGAAGAGGATAAGGTAGTCGTAAGTTTGCTGGATGGGACAGAGGTTGAGTGCATAATTGAATAGATTAGGATCAAGAGAGAGCCAGTTGGGATTAGAAGTTTTAATCTTGACTGGCTTTTTTGCTTGTTTAATATGGTAGGGTTTGGTAATATTGAAGTAATAGCTAAAAAACTGAATTATTAAAAAATGTGAGGAGTGATAATATGGCTTTGATAAACTGTCCTGAATGTAGTAAAGAAATTAGCGATAAGGTTAAGTCATGCCCCAATTGTGGTTTTCCATTTGATGATGCTTTATCACAAAATGAAGAAACAAAACCACAACAGGTTGAGTTAACAGGTGTTAAAATTTCTGGTGGAAAGCATAAGAAAACTGCATTATTTATTATTTTATCAATTGCTATAATTGCGACTATTTTTTTAGGTATCAAAAAGCATAATGAAAAAAAGGCACAACTTGCTTATCAAGAAGAGTTTAACAGATATATTGACAATTTGAATACAGCCCAAATATTAATGTTATCTGGTGGTAGTGATGCCGAGGGTTTATGTAATCTTACAGGTAAGGTTTGGTATAATGCAATTTATGAAAAAAAGGATTCGACTACTGATAAGTATACTAGGCCTAGTGGATATTTTGTTAGTGATTTTAACACAGCTTTGGCTAATTTATATGATGCTTCTACTACAAAAGCAACTAAGGAAGATATTGAATCTAATCAGATCTTAGTTAAAGATATGATGAAAGAACTTCAAAATCCCCCAGAAGGGTTAGAAAAATGCTATGAAACAGTAACAGAGCTATATACTGCTTATAAGGGCTTAACTGATTTAGCAATTAGTCCTACTGGTAGCCTTACTTCTTTTTCAGAATCTAGAAATACTAAAATTAGCAACTTTATGGACTTGTTTGACAAATTAAATAATCAAATTCCAGATAAATTCGAAACAAATAGTGATTAAAACATAAGTTAGCCGAATTAAAGCTTATTATAAAAATACAAACTGGGGGAGATGGAAATGAGAAAAACTATTAAAATGTTATTGATATTAGTGCTGTTTATAGGAATAGTGACGGGTTCGCCTAAAGCTATAAACGCATCCAGTAACATTAAAGTATTGTTAGAAGGTCAAGAATTGAAGTTTGATGTGCCACCACAAATAGTTGAAGGTAGGACATTACTTCCGTTAAGAGCAATATTTGAGGCGTTAGGATTGGAAGTAGAATGGGATAATGAAACAAAAACAATTAGTGGAACAGCGGAAGGTAAAGAGATAATATTAAAACTGGACAGCAAAGATGCAAAGGTTAATGGAGTAGTTAAAACTTTGGATGTTCCTGCAAAAGCTATTAATGGAAGGACTTTAGTGCCAGTAAGGTTTATTGCTGAAAGTTTAGACATGAATATTGTATGGAATCAAGAGAGCAAGACAGTAAAAATTAGTAAAGATGATATTATTGAATGGAAGTATGAGGGATATGAAGGTGCATATCCACATAAAGAATATGAAAGAAAATATGTAAATGGTGTAAAATCAGAAGAAACTAGATATAATGGTAACAATCATGAATTCGGACCTGAGACAAGGGTGTTGTCCGAGAAAAACAATCACATTAAAATCTCATTTGAAAGAGACAACAATCTGATTCTAGATTATAAAGATGAGATTAAATCAAAATTCGAACATAGTTATTATAGTGCAGAAGCAAAATTATCTAATTTATATTATAATGTAGAGACTAAAAAATTCAGAATAGACGAAAACAACACAGTATACGATTATTCAAGTAAAGATGCAAGCTATTTAGCTAATAAAAAGCCATATCCTTATAAAAATGAATTATATATTGCAACTATAGTTGATAAAGGGATATATTATGCAACTCAAAATGATTATATTTATAATAAGAACCAAATTGTATTAAAGAACCATAATTATAATGAAGATATAGAATATGCAAAAACTGTAATATTTAAAACTGCAATGGAAAAGAAAGAAAAACAAGATTTAGAATTTGCGACTAATTTAAAAAAAGAACTTGAAACTAACAAAAATATTCCAATTAAGATTTTAGAGTCAAGTATAAGTTATAATTCTATAGGCACTCCAGAAATAAGTTTAAAGATAAAAAACTTATCTTCAAAAACAATAAAAGCTTATGAAATGGTTTTATATTGTTATGATGATTTTAATAGACCTGTAAATAGATTTTTAGGAAAAAGTAACAGATTTGATGGAATTAGCCAAGATAATGAACTTGTTTCAGGAGATACTCAAGTTGATACATGGACTTTATCTTTATATGATTTAACAACGCAAGTAAAAAACATAAAAATAACCAATATTGCTTTTACTGATGGATCTACTTGGAAAGCGAAATAATAAGAAAATAGACTTAAATATTTTAAACCATCTAGGAGCATTGAAGATAGTGTTACTTGTTAACTCACTGCATTTGGATAAATGGTTTAGTAGTTAGTATCTTTAAAGAAAGTCCTTAAATTAAAAGGAGGAATTTTAATGAAAAAGTATTCAAAAGGATTTATAATGGGACTATTAGTTGCTACATTATTAATGAATGTTGCTTTAGGGGAAACAGTTAAAAAAACAATAGAAGTTGTTTATAATTCTGTAAATTTAACTGTTAATGGCAAAAAAGTAGATGCAGATAATATCTTATATAATGGGACAACTTATGTGCCACTTAGGGCTATTTCAGAAATGTTAGGAAAAGAAGTTGGATGGGATCAAGCAACTTCTACTGCTAGTATTAATGATAAAAAAGCTGAAGAACCAAAGAAGGAAGAGCCAAAAAAAGAAGAATCAATGCCAGAAACAAATAATTATACCTTCGGCAGTTCATTTATTTATGATTCTTATTCCGCTAAAATGAAGGTCAGTATTGGTAATAACTATTCTTTTGACACAATAAAAAATCAGTTTAGTGATAAAAATGGAGATGTTGTTATAAGAATTCCAGTAACAGTAGAGAATATAGGTGATAAAACAGGATATTTATTTAGTGGTCATATAAAGGCTTATAATTCAATGGGAAATTCAACTAGTTTATCAATTTATTCTTATTTTGATGATGGTAGAAATATTTATGAGAATATGCGGCCAGGAGCAAAAGCCACAGGAGCAATTTATATTTTATATAGCGGTGATGGTGATTATTATTTAGATATTGAATATGTTGGATCCGATTCTGTAGAGTTAAAATTACCAATAAGAAAGTGATTTATCATAATAAGTTATAGGAATTAAATTAGATATTGGGTTTTTATTAATCTAATAGAATATAGTTTATCACAGGGGATCTAAAGGGGGGTACTATTTCGCAAAACCCCTCCTTTTTGCGTATTATTATCATCTCTCTGCCCCGACCCATTGTGAGGTAGTTGTGAAGTTAGAAAAACTATAGGACTTAGTAATACCAATGCTTTAGGTGGTTAAAAGGCATTGAATGTACAGATGACATTCAATGCTTTTCTGTTTGTTGGAACATATCTACTGGATTTTCTAATCATTAAATAAATCAGAACAATTTTCCTATTGTGAAGTCATAGAATAGTTAGTTGAAAAGTGCTGAAAGATCCTGTAAAATTAAAGTAAGGATATCAAGGGTATATAGTGGAATATTTGAAAGATTTTAACAACTATAATTTATAGAATATTTAAAGTCATAAAACATATTAGGGATTGTCAATATGTTAAAAAAGTTGCATAAAAATTTTAGCCTAAAAGGTCTAATTAACTTGTTTAAAGTTGTTTAATAATTCGAGTTGAATAATTTGGGGTGATTAAATGAAAAAAACTAAAAAAGTATTATCAAATACATGGATAATTAGTATTTTTAGCCCAATAATAACTACCATTATAATATCGGCCTTTACTGCATTTATTAAACAAATTAATTTCTTTGATGCATTCAAATTATTATTATCATGGATATTAAAAATGATTACCTTTAGAGTTCCTTTATATGTCATTGCTTTAGCAATAATATTATTTGTTTTAGTCATATATTTATATGTAAAAACTGAAGAAACAAAAGAGAGCAATTTGCCTAATTGGTTAAATTACACAAAAGAACAATATAAAAGCTGGACATTTAAATGGGAGTACTATCTAGGATATAATAATAAGTATGAAATAAAAGATTTAAGGCCTGTATGCCAATGTGGATGTGAATTGTCAATGAAAGATAAGCACAAAAATAGATGGTACAACGAAGGAATATTATTGTGTCCTAATTGTGAAAATACTTATCCAACTTTGAATAGAGATGTTTTAGAGGATTTTGAAAAAAAACTAATACATAGTATTAAAACTGGAAATTATCCTGAAAATATTAATAATGATGAAAATTAGGAATTATTTATGGATACAGTTAGAAATTATATAATAGCCATAGTTTTGCAATGGAAGCATTAAAGAAAGTGAAAAATTTTCATTGCAAATCTATATAATATTAAATATTAGGTAATCTATCTTTCACCAAGGGAGTAATATCAACCTATGACATCTTTATTGACCTCGCAAGGCGTACGGAGGTAATTGTGAGGGTTGTAAAGCTATAATCCTTGATAGATCAATAGTTATACAGATTTGGAGGCATTGAATGTATAGATGACATTTGATGCCTTTCTTGTTCTAGAGAACATGTCCCTTAAAAAAACACATTATTATGTAGGGAATATTTTTAGGAGCCTGCGTCACATATGTTTGACTTTCCTAGATTAATCTTACAATTGTAAAATGTTCCATGGTGGAAATATTTTGGAAGATTGTGTATAATAAGGTAAGAACATATAAAGGTTAAATGATAGTAGAATTTCTTTCTTAAAGATAATATTATATTCATGTAAGACAACTATCAATTGATATATATCTTATTACTTCAAACTATGCAATATCTATGGTTGATGTAATTCATAACAAAACAGGAAGTTTTAATTCAAATATCATCTTTAATTATGGTAGACAACTATTTAATTTAAACAGGCGATAGACAATACCTTGGATTTGAATAAAAAGGAGATGAAAGACTTGTCTTCAATTAGAAGATTGATCGAAAAAAAAAGTATAGACTATTGGGATTTTACAGATTCAAAAAATGTTGGGATTCATAAAATCGCGTCTTATCCCGCAACAATGGTTTCGGACATGCAGAATGAGTTAATTGAAATGGTATTAGAAGTAAATTCAGGAGTAAAAAATATTTTAGATCCTTTTCATGGGTCTGGAGTAACATTAGTTGAAGCGGAACAATTGGGGTTAGAACCAATTGGAATGGATATAAATCCCATGGCTTATTTAATTACTAAAGTAAAATTACAAGGAATATGTAAGGATACAATTAAGAAATCAATAGAGAACTTAACAGATAAATTATATAGTAATGCCTATAGTTATAAAATTCATACTTTTAATAATATAGATAAATGGTTTAGAAATGATATTATTAATAGCTTAAGCAAAATTCGCTCGGTGATTCAGCAAGAAAGTGATATTATAACAAAGCAATATTTGTGGGTCTGCTTAATAGATATTATTAGAAAATACAGCAATACCCGCTCATCTACTTTTAAATTACATATAAAAAATGAACATGATATTTCAAGAATAGAGAATAATGTTATAGATGATTATATAAATAAAATCAATTGTTTTGTGGAGTACCTTCCAGACTATGATAAGGAATATGCACCAAAACTATATTTAGGTAATTCAAAAACTTTGGTTCCAGATTTAGGTGAACAGAGTGTTGATTTAATTTGCACCTCGCCACCATATGGTGACAATGCAACAACCGTTACATATGGTCAGTTTTCAATATTACCACTGTATTGGATGGATATAAATGATATAAATAATATTGATTGTTCATTGTTGGACAATTACTCTAGTATAGATTCGGCAAGTTTGGGAGGAAATTACAGTAATTCTTCACCGATTAAATATAATATTTCTATATTGGAATCATATTTAAAGTCGATTGATATTCAGAAGCGAAGAAAAGTAATAAAATTCATGAATGATTACCTAGAGGTTTTAGAAGAACTTGCTTTCGCATTGAAGACTAATAGATATATGGTGTTAACATTAGGAAACCGGCGGGTTGATAATAAAGTTCTTCCATTAACGGAAATTACCAAAACATTCTTAGAAGAGAGAAATTTCCATACAGAAGTTGAAATTTCTCGAAAAATAACTTCTAAACGAATCCCGACAAGAGTGTCTAGGGTTAACAATCAATCAGTTAGTTCAATGAATAACGAATATATAATTATATTAAGAAAGGGTTGAAATAGATGGAAATAGCTCAAACTCAGACTAATATAACGATTAGTGGAAGAATAATAAGTGAATTATCCGAAAAGCTACCTAGCTACCTCATTGCTATGAATGAACTAATAAAGAATAGTTATGACGCTGGAGCTAGAAATGTTAAAATTACATTGAAAAGTGATAGTAATTCAATAGTTATTCAAGATGATGGTATTGGAATGGATAAAGAAGATATTAAGCGGCTACTACATATTTCTAATAGTGAAAAACAGTATGGGGTATTAACTGAAGTAAATGGCTATACGAGGCGGGTACAAGGATCTAAAGGATTGGGATTTTTGTCAGTGTTTAAATTGGGGGATAATGTAGCATGGACGACAATTAAAAGTCGAAAATTTGAATTCTCCATTAATTATGAGGACTTAATCAAATCTTATAATGTATCAGATTATAAGATAATTCTTTCCGACACTGAAATTGAGGAGTCTGATGAAGTTGGGACAAGAATTAATATCAGTTCTAGATTAGAAGTATTTAATGCTCTTAAGAGTGATTTGTCAAATGAGGCTATTAGAAATAAATTACTAAATTCATTTATAGCTTATAATGAAGTTAGCAATTCAATTATATCTGATCAGGATTTTTTAATAGAACTTAATATTGATGACGAATATTATTCTACTACTCATTCACTAAAACTAGAAACTGAATTACCAGGAAGCCACTCAATACGCATAAAGTATGAACCTAATACCCAATTAATAAAATATTTTTTTAGAGGAACTTTTCTTTATGAAAAAGAGTTTAAATATGATTCATCAAAGTATAAATTATACGTTGATATTCAAAGTTATAAGTTTAGGTCAGGTCAGAGGCAACATATTAATTCATTGTTCTATAAACCTAGTAATAATGAATTAACCCCAATTTTGTATGTAAATAACAATATTTTTAATAATTATGATATTTTTGATACTGATATTATGAGATCAAGAAGAACTGGTTCCATTCTCCCTCAGATGACAGGATACATATCAATTTTATCATCAGACACACAAATAGATTTTAATTCTGATAGAACACAATTTATCGAAACAACTCTTACACGAGAAATTATCAGGACTATCAAGGAACTTAATATAGCAATTCAAACAACAGGAAGCAAACTTAAAAAAGAAATAGATGGGAGAAATATATTTACTATAGTATCTAATAAAATAAGTGAAACTGAGATATCAGAACATTTTGATCCAAGGGAGTTATTAAAAAGGGATGTGCTAATTAGAGATAGAATATCAATTGAAAAGAGTGATACAACCATAACCTATTCTTTTAAGGGTGTTTTTAATCAATCGAAGACTATAAATATAATCCCCAAAACAAAGGAAATATTCACGGAACAATATGAATTTTATGTCTTAGAAGATCCAGGTTACTATATCCCAGATATTCAAAATAGGATAGAAGATGCAACTTATATATCATTAAACTCAGAAAGTATAAAGGAGATTAACTGGGGTATGCCTGGTGAATTAGAAATTATACAGGAAAATGAAAATAATAAGAAAGTTACAAGAATTACAATTTTAGAGCCAAAACAGCCTGAAGTTTTTCAGCTAGAAAATATTGTTGAACTAAATCATACATATTCATTAGATGATTTATTTGCTATGTATAATAGCTATGGAAATAAAGATAGCAGGATTAAACCAGAAATAAATACAGATAATCAACAAGATATAATAATTGATATGAGGGAAGGAACTATAAGATTCGGAAAGATTAGTAATGATAAAAAAGTTACTTTTAAAATAACAGATAAAGATACCAAACTCTTTAGTGAAAATGAGTTTTATTTTGTAGTAGGTGAACCTAGAAATGAGATAATAACAAAGTTTTCATCAGATGATTATATAAGTCTACCTATATCGAATGGAGGGAATTTGCCTCATGAAATATTGTCATTTATAGAAGAGTTAAATTTGCTTAAGAAGGATGATAATTATTCATTTACATTTGTTTCTTCTATCAGGACTTTGGTAGAATTGTGTGTGCTTTATTTATTAGAAGCCTTGGAAGTAGAAAAAGATGAAAGTCTATCTGAAAATTATAAAAGAGTGCTTATGAATAGCCAGAATATAATTGAAATGTATACTGATCCAAAAGATAAACAGACAATGAATGGTTTCTACAGAGTAATGAATGCACCTACTGAGATTACTGGATATATTTCATTTTTAAATCTTAGTACACATGGTAGTACTAAAATGATCTCTAAAGGTGAGGTAATTGATAAAGTAAAAGAATTGAAATTTTTGTTAGAACTTTTAAATAAAGTATTGGAATAGTAGATTATCTAGGGTGAAGATATTTTATATCTGACATCATAAATAACCAGAAGACAATATAAGAAGAATAATTAGCAATAAAAGAATATAATTAACTTTATAGTTGTCAAAGATAACATAGTCATCAATAAGTAAATTATAGTTATAAATCATAGAAATTGTAATGAACTAAGCCTTCAAATTAAAAATTATTTGAGGGTTTTGTTGTTTACAATTTTGATATAATAGATATTTAAAAAATAGATTAACAAATATCAAAATGTGGAAAGTAGGCCGTGATATTATTGGAGATAAAACTATAAAATTCGAAAAAAATGAAAAATTATGAATATTGCCTTCCAAATAGACCAGTCGTGCCTACTTTTGGGCCACCCTGGGCCTCATAGTAGACCAGTCAGTGCCTTTAAATAGACCACTTGTATAGATCTCCTGTATAATTAGATTGCATGCTTAGCATGACTAAATTATACAGGAGGTTTTTTTATGATTCAGTAT